TTGAAAATTATGAACGTTCTCCTTTCAAAGTCATGAAGATCACAATCATGGCATCTGGTGCTCGTATCAAGGAAGTAGAATAAAAGTTTGACAATAATTCGGCACTTATGTAAGATGTATTACATGAGAATTACTTTTGATATGGAGTTTTGTAATGGCTAATATGCAAGTGGGTATGGGCTCGGTAGAGACTAACTTGACCAACGCGGTTGAGTTTAGTATGTCGCAAACTAATGGTAAGAAGTTGATTGCCATGCTTTCAAACTTCCTTTACACTGACAAGGAATACGCGGTTCTGTCGGAGTTGTCAGCAAACGGTGTTGATGCACACCGTATGGTCGGTAAGGAAGATGAACCTATTCGAATCACCATGCCAACACCTGTTGAGCCGGACTTGGTAATTCGTGACTATGGTCCTGGTATGTCTGAACCCGACTTGTTCAAGTTTCTGACCCAATTTGGCGAATCGTCTAAGCAAGATGACGCAAACGCCATCGGCTTTTACGGCATCGGTTCAAAGTCTGTTGCGTCTGTTTCAAGCACGTGGTCGCTCGTTTCCCATCATAATGGAAAGATGATCAAACTTGAAGTTTTCGTAAACGGGGAAGGTAGTCTCGCGCTGTCAAAAGTCTTCGAAGGTAAGACCGAAGAAAGCGGTCTTGAAGTCCGAATTCCTATCGAAAAGAATAAGTTTCATCTGTGGGAGTCCGCTGCTCATAAGGCATTCAAGCACTATCGGGTTCTTCCGAAGTTCAACAGGAATATCGGCATTGTGAAGACCAGCTATAAAAAGCAAACTGAAAAGTATGGTATTCGGTCTGACTATGTCAGCGGCATCAACGTAATCACAACGATGCGCGAATATCCACTTGATGCGAAAAAGTTGGGCGGTTCAATCGATCAACCGTTGATTCTCAGTCTTTTCAAAAACAACATTGACCTGTTCTTCGAAACGAGTTCCATTGACTTGGGCATTTCTCGGGAACAGATTCAATACAATACCAAGACCACAACGGCGATCATTAATCGTTTGAAGGAAATTGGTAGTGAAATGTTGTCGGAAATCAAGGCTGCAATTTCTGTTGCTAAAAATGGCGTCGAGTATCGCAGTCTCGTAATGACTCAATGGAACAACTATCCTCATGATTTCGTCCGCGAGGCGGTAAAGGGAAATTCATACGGGGTTGTTGATCTTCCCAACGATTTTCGACGTTATTGTGTGACATGGAAACCTGGCGTAAGTCTGTCAATAGTGCATCGGGGCGAGTACAAGAACATCAACGACGCCCTCAGGAATTTCAACTGTTGGCGAACTTACGCGGTGAATGTTAGTGAATCGTTTGACCTTAATACTAACAAAGATTATCGCACACTTTCCGTTGCGATTGATCAAATCGCACGAGTCAAGGTTGTCTTGCGTGAAGGTGTTCGGGATGCTGCCGCACGTGTAAAACAAGCTTACAAAGGATCGACCGACTTTTTCGTGATCATGGAAGAAAATCTGCTTGGTCCAGAGTTTCCTGTCATAAATGCATCGTCTTTGCCTAAGGTTCCTCGTACCACAAAAAGACGCGGAACGTCTGATGATGATTATTACCTGCTTGATGGACGCATGTTTGTACGTATTACCAAGATGCAAGCAGAAGGATACACAGACAAGGTGTCATTGAACATCAGGGATGCTCGTTCTCGTGATGCTAATCCAGAATTCACGTCTACCGTCAAATTTCTACATAACCAAGGATATTATGTTATTGGTCACAAGGGCGAAGTTCTTGCTTTTGATGACCAAAAGACTGCAATGAAAAAGTTCATCGAAAACCTGAAAAATAGTCCAGCTCTTGCAAAGGATATCGAAAATGCTAAGATTAACTGGTTGGGTTCTGCTGTGCGCAACAATCGAGTGTTCGGCAATTTGACGTTTTACGACATAAAGTCAACTAAACTTGATGAAATCCTTAAACCAGTTAAGGATATTATTTGCGTCGTAAAGGCGAAACACATTGATATTACTCGTCAATATGGTTCAACGACTGCAATTTTGGAGACGTTAGAACAAGCATGTCGGATTTCAGGAGAAACGCTGGATGTTATTGATATCATTAATTACGAAAACATCGAAAAAATTTGCAAAGAAATCTATCCGATGTTACAATATATTGAATTTGACAGGTACGTTGGTGGGACTATTTGGACTGATCGACGCGCGCATATTCAAGAGTATGTAAATCTAATCGAAAAAGGAGTTTGAAAATGTCGTATTCTCACATTGTTACAAGCAATTATGTGTCTGTCATGAACTTGGAAACGGGCGAAGTGACGAAGTTTACAAGCGATCATCCAAAGTTCGCTGATGCAGTAGCAGGAATCAAGTCTGGTAATTACGAAGCCGTTACTAAAATGTCTGTCGCCAAGATCATCACCGATTATGGGTCAAAGTCTGGGGACGTTATCTCCGTCGCAAATGGGGTCGTTTACTACATGATGCCGAACGGCGAAAAGACGGAATTGCATAACACTATGACCACTCGTGTCTTGGCAATGATTCATGACGGTTTTGATGCTGCTCCTCTGGTTGCTTTCATGAACAACTTGATGTCCAATCCGTCAAAGGTTGCGGTCGATGAACTGTATTTGTTCTTGGAAGAAACCGAACTTCCCATCACATCCGATGGGCATTTCATTGCCTACAAAATGGTTAACAACAATTACACTTCCATTCATGATGGCAAGTTTATGAACGCTGTTGGAACTGTTGTTGAAATGCCTCGCAACACGGTGGATGACCGCCGTGAAAATACGTGTTCGCAAGGTCTTCACTTCTGTTCCAAGAACTATCTTAACAAGTATGGCAATGGTGATGGTGACCGACTGTTGCTGGTTAAGATCAATCCTGCGGATGTGGTGTCGATTCCTTCTGACTATAATAACGCAAAGGGTCGTGCTGCCAAGTATCTGATTTGGAAGGATATTACCGCACCTGGTTGGAAGCAAAAGTATCTGAACAAGGATTACAACGAGAAGTCTGTTGAAGTCATTGATGCTCCTGTTGAATCCCGCAATATCGAACTAACCAATACAGAATATCGTATTCTTGATTCCATCAACAATTTTATTGTTGATTATGGATATCTTAATGAAGATGAACTTGATACAACTTTCTTGGATCTTGGACTTGACAGACTTGATCTTGTTAAATTGATCATGAATGTCGAGGAAGACCTTGGTTTTGATGCTGATGATATTGATTGTACCGCATCTATCGGAATGACGGTATATGAACTGATCAAAAAGATTACCGAGACTTACAAAAACGTGACTGCACCTCGGGCTGCCGTAGTATGCCCATCTTGCGGTAGTGGATCGGTTCATAAGAAGGGGTTCAATTTTGACGGCACCAAGCAACGGTACAAGTGTAATCATTGTGGTCATAACTTCTACAAGGATATTTAAACATGATTAAAATGACGCACTTCTGTGAGTATTGTGGTGAAGAATTGATTGATGGTGAATACCATATGTGTGAAGGACTTGCTGCTGGTATTGCTAAGTACGTTCGGGTTGAATTGAAAACTAACACGGCATGTAATGATCCCGTCAACCGTCCTAAGCATTACACGTCACATCCGTCTGGAGTTGAGTGTATCGACATTACGAAACATTACAACTTCCAGATTGGAAACGCCATGAAGTATCTATGGCGTCAAGGGCTGAAAGATGAGGTTGGTCTTGATTCTGTCGAAAAACAGATTCAAGATTGTGAAAAGGCAGTTTGGTACATCCAAAGTTTTATCGACGATTTGAAGAAGGAAGTATAGTATGGCGCATACTCGTAACAAAATGAAGCACTGGCGCAAATTGGGGAACAAGATTGTCATTGACGTTCCCAAGCTCAAGACTGAAACCAATGCAGATGGAGTTGAAACTCGCGTTACTGACGGCACGGATCAACATCGACTGACAGGTCGACAACTCAAGTCATATACGCAGAACTGGGGCAGCGTCAAGACTCCAACTGGTCTGTTGAAAGATTTGCTTTCTCGTGCCGGGTGTAGTATTATTGATGTAGATGAAGTAGTTGTGTCTGTACCAGAACCTGAAGGAGTATAATATATGAAGTTGTCAAAAAATACGATGTTGTTATTGAAAAATTTTTCCACAATTAACTCAAACTTGTTTGTCAAAGCTGGCTCGACGTTGAGTACCATGTCGATTCAGAAGAACATCATGGCCGAGGTTGAAGTTCCAGAAAAGTTCCCAGTCGATTTCGGAATCTTCAATCTTTCTCAGTTGTTGAGTTCATTGAATGAACTTGATGATCCTGAAATCACGTTCGGTAAGACCAACGTGGAACTAGCGAAGTCAGGAATCAAGTACAAGATTACCTTTGCAAGCCCTAACATTCTTGTATATCCTCAGAAGGCAATCACAATGCCTGCGGTGGATGTATCGTTTATGCTTACCGCAGCACAATTGATTTCGATTGCAAAAGCTGGTGCCAATCTTGGAATTCAAGACGTTATGATTTCTGGCGACGGCAAAAATGTCACTGTATCGATGGGTGATCGTAAAGATGCAACCAGTAATGGTTTCACGCTTGAGACTGGCGCAGAGACTAAGGAAACGTTCAATCTAATCATCAAGAATGATAACTTGAAGATGATCGAAGATGATTATACCGTCGAAATCAGCAAGAAGAACATCGGGCGTTTCGTTGGTAAGAACAATAAGGTGACTTACTTTATCGCTCTCGAAGATTGCCAATTCAGTTAAGGAGAAAACAATATGCGGGGAAAAGTTGCTAAAGAGTTGCGGAAGATCGCACGTGGGATTGTTCCGGATGGTGGTAATGCACAGAAGCAGATGTACAAGTCATTGAAGAAAGAACATAAGAGTAAGCAATAAATAACTCTTACGGGACTGTAGCTCAGAGGAAGCAGCAGGGTGCTCATAACGCCAAGGTCGAGGTATCGTAATCCTCCAGTCCCACCATTTTATCATGAGGAAGTTATGTCAGAAGTAACAAGCAATCCCAATGAATTTGTCTGGGTTCAGAAATATAGACCAAAATCGATCGATGAATGTATTCTTCCCGAAGAACTAAAAACCACGTTCAAAGGTATCGCACAAAGTAATCGAATACCAACGATGTTGTTGTCTGGTAACGCTGGTGTTGGAAAGACAACGGTAGCCATTGCTCTATGTGAAACAGTTGGTGCTGATTGGCTTCTTGTCAACGGTTCTATCGATAACGGCATTGATGTTCTACGTACTAGGATTGCATCGTTCGCCTCGACCATGTCATTTTATGACGCAAAAAAAGTGGTTATTCTTGACGAGGCGGATTACCTAAACGCAAATTCTGTTCAACCCGCATTGCGTGGATTCATTGAGGAATTTTCGAAAAACTGCACGTTCATTTTCACCTGCAACTATCGCAATCGAATCATTGAACCCTTGCAATCTCGTTGCGCCGTGTATGAGTTCAAAATTCCAAACTCCGAGAAGCCGAAGCTAGCCACACAATTCATGAAGCGCGTTTCGTTGATTCTGGACATGGAGAACATCGAATATGACAAGCGAGTTGTGGCAGAACTTATCCAGAAGCATTTTCCAGATTACCGTCGTGTATTGAATGAACTACAACGGTATAGTTCGTCCGGAAAGATTGATACGGGCATTCTCGTCAACTTGTCGGAAGACAATCTGAACAAGTTGGTGACTGCGTTGAAGGAACGTAAATTCAGGGATGTTCGGCACTGGGTAGCACACAATCTAGATGTTGATAGCGTGAAATTATTCTCAGACCTTTATTCTAAGGTGTCCGAACAGATGGAGCCGAAAGCTGTTCCTGATCTTGTGACGATTCTTGCGAAGTATCAGTTCCAAGCAGCATTTGTCGCTGATCAAGAAATCAACTCAGTGGCAGCATTGACGGAAATTATGATGACGTGTAGTTGGAAATGAAAACGTTCGACATAAAAAACGCGATTGATAGTAAGACTAAGATCGAATGGGACGAAGAAACCAAACGAGAGTATCTTCCATTCCTAATGAATCGTGCATTCAGTTATAATCTACATACGATATTTCACGCAAATGAAATGAACTTGAATGCCGCAATTGAAAAGAAATGGCAATTAGATTTTTATTATCATTCTATTCCAAAAGGTAAGAGATACGATAATTGGGCAAAAGTAAAATCTAATGATGATATAGCAGCAATCATGGAATATTACTACATAAATAATGACAGAGCCGTGGAGTATTCGCGGTTTCTGACACCTTCGCAGATGATAGTTATCCGTGAAAATTTAGAACGTGGTGGTAGAAAGTGATATTTTATGATAGAAACATTAGTAGAAGTCCGACTGGATGATCCTGAGGCATTTCTAAAGATCAAGGAAACGTTGACACGAATCGGTATTCCTTCATTCAAAGATAAAAAGTTGTATCAGAGTTGTCATATATTGCATAAGCGCGGGAAGTATTTTATCACCCATTTCAAAGAATTATTTGCATTAGATGGTAAACAATCGTCGTTGAGTGAAGAAGATATTGAGCGTAGAAATATGATCATCAATCTTTTGGAAGAATGGGGATTATTGTTCATCGTTGATCCGAAAAAGACTGAAAAGGAATCTGCATTGAGTTCAATTAAGATTGTTTCTTATAAGGACAAGCATAATTGGGAATTGTGTAGTAAATATACCATTGGTAATAAATGAAAGGTTGTAAATTATGGAAGAAAAGGTTCAACTAACAATCGAATTGACTTTGGATGAAGTGAATGCAGTATTGGTTGCATTGAGTGAAAAACCGTTTAGTCAGGTCGCCGACCTGATTGGTAAGATTCGTGGTCAAGCAATGAAGCAAGTAGCGCCTGCTCCAGCGGAATAAACTCTGTAAGACGTTGAAAATAAAAAGGAACTTCGGTTCCTTTTTATTTGTTGACAATAAATACACACTTCTGTAGAATGTATTTCATCGTAAACGAGGAGTTCATCATGTCAGTCAAAGGCACAATGTTTTTCGTCGGTCTTGTTTTCGTCATGAGCGCAGTTGGTTCCGAATCTCTGATGACAATTGCACTGGGTTCTTTCTTTGGATTAGCTTTGATGACACCATATGCACTTCAATCATCTAAGGAACTATAATGGATTGTTTCTTCTTTGTGTTTGTATTGATTTTTTGTGGTCGCACTGATCGCCTATGCTGAGTTTAAATTTTTTGGATGGATTTGACGAGAAATAACATGGAACATATCAAGTTTCCTTCTATTGGGCAATTTCGTAATGTAATCAAGGAAGTGCGGTTCTTTCATAAGAACGAGACTTTGCCTACCTTGAAGTTTCGTGGTACGGTTAAGTTACACGGTACTAACGCGGCCGTTGCTAGGGTTAGCGGTGAACAGTGGTTTCAGTCTCGTTCCAACATTATCAAGGCGGAAGGTCCTGACAATGCTGGCTTTGCATTCTGGGCAGACGGTATTGACTGGAATCAATTCTTTAACCAGATTCCCGCTAACGAATGTGTAATCTTCGGCGAGTGGTGCGGTGGTAACATTCAGTCTGGAGTTGCTATCAACGGGCTGCCTAAGATGTTTGTTATCTTCAAGATTCTGGCGGATGGCGTATGGTTGAACATGGACCAATACTCTTTCATTCAACGTCCTGACTTGAACATTTACAACATCAACAATTTCCCTATGTGGGAAATTGATATTGACTTCAACGTTCCTGCTCCTGCTCAAAACAAGTTGAACGAGATTACTGAAGCAGTCGAAAACGAGTGTCCTGTTGGTAAGGCATTCGGCAAGATCGGCATCGGCGAAGGTGTCGTATGGACGTGTGTTACTCCGGGATACAACTCGCCCAGTTTAGTGTTCAAGGTGAAGGGCGAACGTCATGTTGGAGGAACATGGATAGAGGGTATTGATTTGCCAAGTGAGGACAGACAAAAGGTAATAAATTTTTGTCTTGCCAATAAAATCAATGAATTTGATTTTGAGTTTTTGGAATAAACGAAAATCCATCAACTTCATTCTTACAGTATTTTATTATCAAATATCTGGATAACTTGTCAACATTCTTATCACTATTAGAAGCATCGTTTGGGGTGTAAAAACTCCCAAATGGTGTTTTGTAGATGCCATCAGAGATTGATCTTTTGTGATTTGATATATGTTCCTGTGTCTTGGGTCTTGGAATATTTAACCACCTATTTCGTAAGTCAGTCATACCACTTTCAGTAAAGAACGACTTAAAATCAACACCTTTCATTCTGTCAGATTGATTTTGTTTGAATGTTTTTCCTTCCTCCGTAAGAAGAAATACTTTCCATTTATCTTTTGCTCTGTCCTTTATCGTCTGATTATGCATTGGGTTGTTTATAGTCATAGATAGTATGTTTGCCATTCTAGCAGATTCATATATTCTAGAATTGTAATATACATCGTTATGTGTTTTACTTCTATCGCGCATTCTACTGAATGCTTTTAACATGGACGATTTGTGTTTTATATTAGTAAATACCTTGGATAGTATCCAATGTGCTATAAAATGTTCTCTATGGGTTAGCTTTATCACGTTCCATGGATGTTCTTTTATGTTTGAAAACTGAGGAAACATATATTTACTTTTAGGACATATGTGATGATTGTCCCCTTTAATAGAGTCTTTATTTCTGCTTTCGATAAATCTTATATATCTGGATAGATAGTGTTGATTGTGAGGTAATGTTTCTAAAATAGACTTGTACATAATTGTCTCCTATGATATTATGTTTATAACAAATTTTTAAGGTTAAAAGAGAAATGCTTAAAATTATTTCAAACGGTAAAGAGTACGAAGTTGATGTGAATCATGTTAAGAACTCTGCAAAATCTGGTAATGCTAAAATCCATGGAAAATCCAAGGTCAAGACTCTTGCTGCTGTTGATACCGAGAAGGTTGCATCTATTCAGGAATTCATTGAAAACGTGGTTACCGAGTCACGTCTAAATCAAGGTATTGACTACCTGAAGGAACAGAATCAACCGTTGAATCAAACTTCTACTGGCATCTTCTTGAAGTGGATCGTCGGTGACGTAATCAAGGAAGAATCTGACACTATGCGTGACTCTTTGATTGAGCCGAAGGATGTAAACGGCTCAATTTCTAAGAAGGCACGTGAATGGTACTTTTCTCAAGTATTCACTTGACAATAATTCGGCACTCATGTAAGATGCAGTCATAGTCACTTAGGAGCAGAAAATGTTGTATACCCACAAGGTAGTTTTCGACAAGGAAGTATGTGGCTTTATCGCCAAAAGCGAGTCTTGCCGCTTTCCGAACTTGCCTTCGGCAAGATCATATGCCAAGGCGATTGCTAAGAAGTTTGGTTTTCATAATGTGCGAATCGAGGTTTTGAAATGACATGCACTGATCTTGAACTATCCTTCTCCAACGGAGACTTGGATGTCGAATACGCCGAATTCATCAGGCGATCCTGCTGACTGAGTTATTTGTGACGGAGATTCTCTGCTTTGTGCCATGGAAGACGGATATCTTGCAGAAGAATTTTTGAACTTCATGAAGCAAAAACAATGTTGATCGAACGAATTAATCCCTTTACCGGGGAAAAGAATGTGCTCGAACTTCCGATAACGGAAGAACACCTCTTAGCGCGGGAAAATGACGCGCTAATTCAACGAGCTATGCCGAATCTAACTACAGATGAACGTGAATTTATCATGACTGGAATTCCTCCAGGTAAGTGGGAAGAAATTCTTGGGGACGAAGGATGAACATTCTTGAAATTCTAAACGAGATTGGGGCAAATCCTTCCCGTCTTGCGAAGGAAGCAATTCTCACGCGAGAAAAAGATAATGAATTGTTGAAGGCTGTTATCGTCGCCGCATATCACCCCTATATCAATTACTGGATCAAGAAGATTCCCGAAGCAATACAAGGAATCTCAACAAATATTAGTTTGAGACTAGCCCTTGATGGACTGGAATATTTGTCGGCTCGACGTGTTACTGGTAACGCTGCAATTGAATACCTGGCCAAGATGCTCGGCAGCATGAATCGTGAAGATGCCATCGTTATTGAACGAATTATTGACCGTGATCTTCGTGCAGGATTCACTGATGGTACAGCTAACAAAATATGGCCAGGGCTGATTCCAACTTTCGATGTGATGCTATCTCATAAGGATATCTCTGGTATCAAGTATCCTGCATACGCTCAAACAAAGATGGATGGTGCCCGATGCCACGTTTATTTCGATGGCACTAGTGCTCGGGCATGGTCGCGCCAAGGCAAGGAATTCGTGTTGCATGGTGCTCTTGATGAATCTGCAAAAGGCCTGATGCTCCCTGGAGAAACCTTCGATGGTGAATTGTTATTCTTCAAAAATAATAAACCTCTCGATCGTAAGACCAGCAACGGTTTAGCTAATAAATCGATTAAAGGAACACTTTCAGCCGAGGCATGTGATGACGTTCGTTTCGTTGTTTGGGATAACGTCGATTTCACTTCTTCTTTGCCTTATACAAAACGGTTTGATATGTTGAATGACAGATTCAACATTGTGTTTAACCAACAACTCAACTCGCGTTTTCTGCTTGTTCATTCTATCGTTGTCAATTCTGAAGATGAAGCATTCAAGTTTTATAATGATCAACGTGCCAATGGTGAAGAAGGCGCGATTCTGAAAAACATGAATTCAGTATGGCAGCCGAAACGCACCAAAGACCTTGGTAAGATGAAAGCCATTGAAGAAGCAGACCTGCTGGTTACTGGTTGGAAAGAAGGAAAAGGTAAGTTCGCTGGAATGGTCGGTTCTCTTGATTGTCAAACTGCTGAAGGTATTATTAAGGTTAACGTATCAGGATTTTCTGATGATGTTCGTAAGATCGCATATACTTTTGTTGATAAGATCATCACTGTTCTATATAACGAGATAATTAAAGATAAGACAACAGGAGAGTATAGTCTGTTTCTTCCTCGGTTCGTTGAAGTTCGATTTGACAAGACAAAGGCAAACAAATTTGAGGATTTGAAATAATGCAACCACTACATTTTTACTACGAAAAACGCGGTAAGTTTGCCGGAATGGTTCGCCATATTTGTCAATTTCCTTTGTGTACGGAAAAGGCGATGTCAGTCGGCGGAATAAGGGCGAACGGCGCGCCAGCAGAAAGAATGTATAAAGGTAAATATATAAGCGAAAAGCATCATCTTGAAATGATACGCACAAAAGGTCATGGAACTGCTACAATACCAATTTGACTTTCATGTTTTGGTAGTGTATCATGGTTGCATTACATAAGGAAATCTATGTCAGAGTTCTACACATCCGTACTTCAATACGGTAACAAGATTTTATACCGAGGTTACAAAAATGGTCGGAGAGTTCATGAAAAACTGGATTTTTCGCCTACGCTTTACATTAATACAAAAAAACCAACAAAATATAAAACTTTGTATGGTCAATTAGTTGAACCGGTTAGTCTAGGTTCAATCAACGAAGCAAAAGAATATATCAAGCGTTATGAGGACGTTGAAGGTTTTGAGGTATTCGGAATGAAACAATTCCAATATCAATATATCGCAGAAAATTTCAAAGGCGACATATCATTCAATATCGATCACATGAAAGTAATGACGATTGATATTGAAACCTCCGTCGAATTGGGAGGTTTCCCTGATGTAAAAAGCGCTCAAGAGCAAATTCTTCTTATTTCTGCACAAGATAAACTTACGAAAACGAATATCGTTTTTGGATTCAAACCATACGAAAAGTCCAACGATGATGCCTTCGAATACCGTCAATTCAAGGACGAATACTCGATGCTCAAGGGATTCATTGAGTTTTGGCAAGGTAATACACCAGATATTATTACTGGTTGGAATATCGGGGGATTCGATATTCCATATTTGATTGGTAGATTGAATCGAATATTAGATGAATCATGGACGAAAAAGTTATCTCCATGGAATATTATCAATAGTCGAGAAATACCTGGTAAATTCGGTTCTACTGAAAAAGTAACTAAATGGGATATCGTTGGTGTCGTTGTTCTTGATTATATGGAACTGTACAAGAAATATGTACAAGCATCTAGAGAATCATATACGTTGGGATTCATTTCTCAATTGGAACTTGGTGACACCAAAATGGAATTGGAAGGGTCGTTCAAGGAACAATATACCAATCAATGGAACGATTTTGTAAGATATAACGCTAAAGATACTGCTCTTGTTGATAGACTTGACGAAAAGTTGAAATTTATCGAAATTATCTGCACTCTGGGTTACACCGCAAAGGTGAATATTGCTGATGGTTTCGGCATGGTGAAGACGTGGGATATCTTCATTTATAATTACCTAAAAGCAAAAGATATTGTAATTCCAAATCATACTGGTCGAGCAAAAGGTGATTTCGAAGGAGCGTGGGTAAAAGAGCCAATCCCAGGCTATTATGGTTGGACCATGTCGTTTGACTTCACGGGACTATATCCTAGTATCATGCAACAATGGAATATTAGCCCCGAAACAATAATGGGAGTAATTCCTAATGTAAATGTCGAACGATTCATGAATAGTAATTTTGAACGTCCCGATGGTGATTTTACTATCGCGGCCAACGGAGCAATATTTTCAAAAGAAAAGTTAGGAATCGTTCCAGAAGTTTCAAAGGTTATAACGGATAGTCGAAAAGTCGTCAAGAAGCAAATGCTAGCACTTGAACAGGAATATGACAAGACTAAAGACAAAAATCTTTTAATCCAAATTGCTGGTTTGAGTGGTAAACAAAACGCATATAAGACGCTGAACAACTCACTTTATGGAGTTATGACGAATCATGTTTTTAGATATTTTGACCTTCGCGTTGGAGAAGCAGTAACTCTAACCGGGCAGGCTTCTGATCAACATATCGAACTTGTTATGAATCAGTATATGAATAAAATCATGAAAACTGATAACGTTGATTATGTTATTGCAGGTGATACCGATTCGATTTATCTGAATGTTGATGGTCTTGTCAAGCAATTCTTTCCTAATGAGAGTCTTGATAAAACTGTAAAGTTGCTTGATAAAGTAGGAGAAGACCGATTCCAGAAGGTACTCAATGCCTCGATTGATCATATCTATAATATCGGCAATTGCTATAAGAAAACGATGGCGATGAAGCGCGAGGCCATCGCGTCTAAAGCGATCTGGACCGCCAAGAAAAGATATGCCATGATCGTGCATAATTCGGAAGGCGTCGATTATACTCCATACAAGTTGAAGATCATGGGTATGGATTTGATCAAATCATCAACCCCAGTCTTGATACGTAAATATTTGAAAGATGCTCTTACGTTGATTTTTGAGAGTGATCAAGAAGCACTATATGAGTTTGTTGATGATCTCAAGAAGAAGTTTTTGAAGATGACTCCTGAGGAAATTGCATTTCCTCGTGGGTGCAACGACTTGACTAAATACACAGATAACAAGGCTATTTTCAAGTCAGGAACACCGATTCATGTGAGAGGCAGTCTGATTTATAACCATATGAATCGAAATAATAAAGACGTTGTACCTATCAAGGACGGAGATAAGATCAAGTTCATTTATCTCAAGGTTCCAAATCCTTGTCGTGAAAACGTAATTTCATTCCCATCATTCGGAACGTTGCCTCCAGATATGGGTTTACATAAGTACATTGATTATGAAAAACAGTGGGAGAAAGTTTTTATTGCTCCCCTACTTGGCATCACAACTGCGATAGGTTGGAATCCAGAAAAACGACCAAGTTTAGAAGATTTTTTTATCTAAAAAATTCAACCATTTCAGTGTTAGAGCCCTTAGGAAGTGCAATTCCGCGAAGGACAAGGATATTTTATTTTTGATAAAAGGAGTACGTAATGAAGTTAGTTCTAACAAGTATCGCAGCAGCAGTTATTTTATCAGCATGTAGTGGAGCGCCTTCCAAGGTAATTGATGCAAATTATTCTGTCTACGTTAAGACAGTCAGTGATCAAAATAAGGCAAAACTGGAAGCGTCTGGACGCCCAATCTTTCAGTTGAAGGGTATTGCTGGACAATCGATTTCCATGAGTGGTGTATCAGAGATTTCAGTTTATGCGCCCGCGAACGGAGGGAATGAAAACCTAGCGGCTGTGCAACCATACGTTGCACCAAAGAACCAGTTTGTTGAAGGCATCAGAGCAGCGGGTGAAGTTGTGGCGCCATGGACAGGCGTGGCAAGTTTATGGGTCGGCGGCAAAGCACTTACCAACCTAACGAATTCAGTTGGTGGTGCGGCTGGGCAGGGCTATCAATATGTACAAGCCCCCGCAGCTAACATGACGATTGGTGGTCACGGCGTTATTGGTTCGGGTTCGTTCACTGAAAGCACTTTGTCTGGAACTGGCACCATGGGTGCAGGCGACTACTCAAGTCTTGGTGGCTCTGGAACGCTAGGGTCTGGCGCTTACAATCCAACTGTGACGAACACTGGTGGTCAAGGTGGCCTGGGTGGAGTTGGTGGTACAGGAGGAACTGGCGGATCAGGCACGACAACTGGCGGTAACGGTGCATCCGGCGCATCTGGCGGTAACGGTGGCACTGGCGGCGCAGGCACTACGGGTACAGTCACAAACTAAGTCGTATTAGTCAAAAAGACCTCAAGATAAATTTGCGTCTTGAGGTCTTTTGCTTTACTATGTAATGTATGCATGGAAAGGACCATGCTTAATCAATCAACCTAAAGGAAAATAATGAACTTACTAGAACGCATGACGAAAGCGGGAAATATCGCAGCAGGAACACTATCAACGTCTGTCCTATTCAATGACAAGGACATGATCCCAACCGAAATACCCATCATGAACATTGCCCTTGCGGGAAAACTAGATGGAGGTCTAGTTCCTGGTCTAACGGTAATCGCCGGTCCATCAAAACACTTCAAGTCTCTCATGTCTTTGATTATGGTTAAAGCTTATATGAAAAAGTATGAAGATGCAATCTGTTTATTTTATGACTCTGAATTTGGTATTACGCCCGAGTATATCAAAGCACAAGGTATTGACGCAGATCGTGTTTTGCATATCCCCGTTGAACATATCGAACAACTGAAGTTTGACTTGGCTCAACGGCTGGAAGAAATCAAGCGCAACGACCACGTTATCATCTTCATTGATTCCGTCGGAAATCTTGCATCCAAGAAGGAAGTAGAAGACGCGAAGAATGAAAATTCTGCTGCTGACATGACACGTGCAAAAGCCATGAAGTCATTGTTCCGTATCGTGACTCCACATCTGACGACCCGTGATATTCCATGTATTGTGGTAAATCATACATATCAAACACAAGAAATGTATTCTAAGACTGTTGTAAGTGGGGGTTGTATGGTTGCTGACACAAAAATCCACACACTACAAGGTCTAAAAGCTATTCAAGATATTGCAAGAGGTGATATTGTATCAACTCTTGAAGGCGAAAAGATGGTTACTCACACCTGGAATCCAGATACTCTTGAAGACGGCGAACCTGAGTGTTATGAAATAGAATTTGAAGATGGTTATGTCTGTACTGTTTCTGAAACCCATCCATTTTTAACTAAATCTGGGTGGATAACTGCAGATCAACTAACAGTTGGAAGTGAAGTGTCAAAAGTAATAAATACCTGTATCAATAATAACGAACAGGTATTTATTAATGAACATAGTCTATCTAATACAATTTAATATAGATACGCTACCAAACAAATATATCGGCAGTAAATCTAACTGTAGTGTAGTTAACAATAAAATTTTAAATTCAAGAGGAAAAGAATATTGTGGTTCATCGGCTGATAAAGTATTCAAACAGTTAGTAGAATCATTAATTCCATATGAAGTTAAAGTTTTAGGTACATTTGAATCATATTCTGATGCGTTGATAGCTGAGAGAGATATTCAGATAAACTACGATGTAGTTGCTAGTGTAGAATTTTTTAATAAATCTATAGCAACATTTTCATCATTCGCTGATCCCAGTTATGCCACATATAAGCATGTTGTAACGGATAAATGTGTTAGATTAAAACGAGATCATCCTAAAGTGTTATCTGGGGAATATGCTGGTGTTTCTAAAGGAACAATCCTATCAGAGGATGAACGAAAGAAAAGAGGAAGAAGCGGTATAGAAAATGGGTTTTATGGAAAAACACATTCCGCTGAAACCAAATCATTATGCGGAAAGAAAATAGGAGATTCACACCGTGGTAAACCAAAAACAGATGAACAAAGACGAAAAATGTCCGAAGCAAGAAAATTGTGGTGGATTAATCGTAAAAAGAGTAACGAAAGTCGGCAAACAGAAAGTGTATGATATTACTGTAGCTGATAACCACCATTATATTCTAGAAAATGGTGTTGTCTGTCACAATACTGGAATTTACTACTCAGCGAATGCCATTTGGATCATTGGGCGATCACAAGAAAAAGAAGGTACGGAAGTCGTTGGCTATAACTTTACGATCAATATTGAGAAGTCTAGATACGTTAAGGAAAAGATGAAGTGCCCGTTTACAGTCACATTTGATGGTGGTATCAATAGGTGGTCTGGTCTAATGGATATTGCTCTCGAAACTGGGCATTGCACGAAACCCAAGAACGGATGGTATCAACGCCAGGGCGACGAAAAGAACTATCGACTGGCAGACACAAATTGTAAAGAGTTTTGGATTCCAGTCTTGACCGACAAGACTTTCCAGACGGCTGTTCAGCAAAAGTTTCAACTAGGTACTGCCGCATTGATTCAAGAACATGCAGAGCACGTAGACCATGATGGAGAAGCATAAATGAGTTACAACGTAGGATGGGCATGCCCAAGATGTGGTGCACCGAATGCACCAACTAATGTAACGTGTGCGGCATGTTTTGGAACGCCCAATACGGAGAGCATCCCTGAATGGTCTCCGCCCAAGGATGACGGTAGAATTTCTCTCATGGAAATTGGCCAGAAGTGCCCGGCATGTAATCGTGTCATTTCCGGAATAACGGGTTTCGCATGTGCACGGATTGACTGTCCATCAACAAGACTTCTTGATTAAGGATATTATGTTTAGAGTTTTAGATGAGAAACACCATGACTTCAACGTTATCGAAATTACCGAAGGTCAATTCAAAGACTTCAAGATTGTCTACGGAGAAATCAAGTTTGCAGATGCTCCTAACGAGGATGGTACATACACGATCAAATTTGACTGTGACGTTATGAATGATAAAATGGTTACTGATAGAGCTGCATTTCAGGAAGTGACCGGAGACATATTGGTTGCTCTTATGGAGACAGCCGTGAAAGAATCCGAGTACCTACTGAAAGGCGGCATAGATGAAGCGAATTGAAGAAGTAATTCTTTCAAACACTGTAAACGATGAATTATATGCAAGACGAGTCTTACCGTTCTTACAAGAAGATTATTTTCATGATCGCAGGGACCGTGAAGTATTCAAACTGATCAACGGGCATTTCGTACAGTATAACGAACTTCCTAACATAACCACGCTAACCATTGATGCTGACAAGGTTCAATGCAACAAAGACGAGCATGATCAGATTCTAGAAATCATATCTGGGCTTGATCATGTCTCTACTGACAAGCAACAATGGTTAATTGAACGCACTGAAAAATTCTGTAAAGAGAAGGCGATTCATAATGCCATTATGCGGTCGATTACGATTCTTGATGGTAAGGACAAACAGTATACAGAAGATGCGTTGCCTTCCCTTCTAGCAGAAGCAATCTCAGTATCGTTTGATAAGTCCGTTGGGCATGATTTCTACGATGACGCCGAAAAGCGGTATGATTACTATCATATGAAGGAAGATCGCCTTCCGTTTGATTTATCGATGTTCAACAAGATATCGAAAGGTGGTATACCTCGAAAAACGCTTAATGGCATTCTTGCATCAACTGGCGTAGGAAAATCTTTGTTTCTTTGCCACCTTGCTGCTGCATCACTTAAACAGGGCAAAAACGTACTTTATATCACGATGGAAATGAGTGAGGAACGAATCGCCGAACGTATTGACTGCAACCTGTTGAACATTGATATTGACGAATTGTTCAAGATTGGTAAAAAGACGTTCACTACGAAGGTTGAAGAACTACAATCCAAGACCCATGGAAAACTGATTATCAAGGAATACCCAACAGGGAATGCTCATGCGGGGCATTTCCGGGCATTACTCGATGAACTGAAAACAAAGAAGAATTTTCTACCAGACGTAATCATGATCGATTACCTAAACATTTGTGCTAGTCAACGTGTCAAGAATCAAAACGCAAATTCCTATACAATTGTCAAGAGCATCGCCGAGGAACTACGCGCACTGGCGGTTGAATTTGATGTTCCTGTTTGGACTGCAACTCAGACGAATCGTGGTGGTGCTAACAATTCGGATGTTAGCATTACCGATACGTCAGAATCTTTCGGTCTTCCAATGACACTCGATTTCCTTTTTGCAATGGTACGTACAGAAGAATTGGACGAGTTGGGTCAATTGCTATGTATTCAGTTGAAGTCCCGATACGGAGATATTAACTACCATCGCAAGTTTGTTGTCGGAGTCGATATCAAGAAATTCATGCTATATGATGTTGAAGAATCTACCCAGGATGACGTTGTTGACGATAGACCTGCATTTGATAACTCCAAGTTCGGTGGTGCTATGAAAGCCGAAAAATATGAATTTAACTTTGACTAAACATGATATTTAAAAAAATAGACATTGATCAACTACACAAGAATACGGAACTTCTGTACGCCGGGGATCAGGAATTTAGATTCCGGCGAGATTCTGGCTATACCGCAACGGTATTGTATGACATTGTTGGTTCCATGTCGGTGTCAAGTCGTGCATTGTATGTTTTAAAATGCGTAAGTCGCCAAAGATGCAAATATCTTTCGCAGGAAATGCTTAGAATTCTGACTGATATGGGCATTCAATGTGTTAGGGCAACCTAACAGGATATTCTAATCCATAACATACCGAGTGTTCGATTTGTCGTTTCTGATCGATCAAACTGCTATTTACGAGGATTGAAGATCGACAATACTTGGTATGATGACTAAATACCCCTCTTGAAAAGTGGTCTTTAGATAAATAAAGAATCATTTACGAGGGTTTAATCATGGCAGGGTTATCTGTAGCAGATTTATCAAAACGAGATAACTGGAATCTCATTCTCATTAAAATTGAGGGTAAGATTCCTTTTATTCTCACAACAGGCGCAGAGACTACGGTAGGTCATAAAGACACAAAAAAACATAAAATTTATGTTGATGCAATAAAATCAATCTCAGTTCCTAATATAAGATCATCTTTTTTGCAAGTTGGTTCATCTATAGTATTTACAACTATAGATGGTAAAAAGATAAAACTTACAGATATTCAAAAAACAAAGGAATTCGGTTCCGCTGGTAATACAACAGCAAAAGAAGATGCAGCATTAGAACAGTTGAGAAGTCATATAATATCTATAAAAAAACAAACTGGGCTGAATGAAATTCCAATACATATGAATGGTAAAATTTTCAATGTAAGTGATGCTGAATCTACGCCAGGAACTCCAAAGTCCGACTTTCATTTACTAGATAAGAATAATAAAGAAGTTGTGTGGATATCACATAAAGATGGTAGAACAGAAAAGGATTTTCAACAATGGGGAGGAATTTCTGAAAAAGAAGAAAAAGTAAATCATCATAAAGAGACCCAACAATTTATTCTAGAATGCCAGTCTATTTTTGGAGATAAAATTCCCAATGCAACAACAATGTCAAAAAAAATAAAAAACAAAGTTCTAAAATGTATGGCAATATATGGGGTTGATTATGGATCGGCATTTGGTAGACAAAATGTGAACGTGTGTTATCAGGGCAGTTTGTCAGTTGTCAAATTCGGAAGTTACTATAAAATAGTAGCTTCTGCCCACGAACATTGGAATGGAGAAGTTCCTTCTGGTGGTTACGAACCAGTTTTTATGATAACATATAAAGGTGACAGAAGTCAGTTTGGTATTTCGGGGGCTAGACTAACTATATCTCCTTCTGGCTGTAGAAAATCAACGCCGATGCCTAGTGATAAATAAACAATGATAAACTTCAAACAACTAATCGAATCTATTGCTTTTGATCAAGCCTCGCGGGCTGGTCTACAATATCATGGTTTCGGGCGATATGGAACCAAAGACGGCAAGGTAACTCATGTTTCCAAGATGGGTAAACTTGTACCCATTCATAAAGTGCCTGAAATGCGCACTCTGCATAATGATGAACTAAAACACCTTGAACACACTGAGGATGAAGTCTTTACTCATGGTGTTCATGGTGTCACCAATGCAATGGATCAATTCAAGGCACTACAACACGATGACAACAGAACCACGATAAGCCAGAAGATCGACGGATCTCCAAGTTTCGTTATGGGTAAACATCCTCAAACGGGTAAATTTTTCGTTGCCTCGAAATCCGCCTTCAACAAAGACCCGAAGATTAATTATACCGAAGATGATATTGATCGAAATCATGGCCACGCACCAGGTCTTGCATCAAAACTAAAACAACTATTGAAGCACGGGCATAAGCTCGGTGTCAACGGCGTGGTTCAGGGCGACTTCTTATACGATCATGAAGATAAGAAGGACGAAGGAAACAAGTATTCGTTCAAGCCAAACACAATACGGTACTCGATTGGAAAAGATACCCCAGAGGGTAAAGCTGTTGGAGATTCCAAGATTGGTGTTGCCCTTCATACGCGATACGAGGGTGACAAAGCAGTGCTTGATCCTAACATAGAATACAAGCATCACAAAGATGTTTACGTTATGCCAGTTGCGGTAAACAAGGATAAGATGAAGTTCGATAAAGACATGATCAAGAAAAAAGTTTCTGATATGGGTAGCACTACAAAGTCGATTACTAAAGAAGGCTGGAATGCTGTCACTCATTCGTCCATCTTTCCTCATGTAAAGACATACATTAATTCAGAAGTTCGCAAGGGCAATCAAAATTACAATGTAGATGGTTTGAAGAAGCATATCTTCGACAAGCATCAGAAAGAAATCGATTCCGTAAAAACTGAAAAGTCTAAGGCAACAAAGACAGCAAAACGTAACGATCTTCTAAGTCATGTTGAAAACAATCGACAACATTTCGAGAATGCATTCAAGCTACAAGGTCATATCAATGACGTGAAACATCATATCATAGACAAACTAGATCATGGTCAAACGTTTCATCATTCATACGACAATGGCGATGAAGCAAAGCCGGAGGGATATGTTATGATCGGCCATCATGGTCCGCTCAAGTTAGTAGATAGAGCAAATTTCAGTCGAGCAAATTTCGAAATGAGCAAAAACAGATGAAAACCTTCAAAGAGTTTGTTAGAAGTCTGCTAGAATCTACTGGAAAAACGGCAGTATTAACTTATGGTCGAATGAATCCTCCCACAGTTGGTCACGCCAAACTTATCGACTCTGTGTTATCTCAAAAAGGAGACACTCATAGAGTTGTTGTTTCGCATAGTACGGATAGCAAAAAGAATCCTCTCACAGGAGAGGAAAAAGTTGGTCTGCTGCATAAGATGTATCCAGACCACAAGCACGTTTTTCAGTCTGCAACGAAAGAGATGCCCTCAATATTTCATCATGCCGCTGATCTACACAAACAAGGGCATGATCATCTGCATGTCGTTGTTGGCTCTGATAGGGTAAAGGAATTTACAGACTCATTGAACAAGTACAACGGCAAGTTCAATGATAAAGGTGATGGATATAAGTTCAAATCTATTAAAGTGACGAGTGCTGGAGATCGTGATCCCGATGCAGAAGGCACTGAAGGCATGAGTGCAAGCAAAATGCGGGAACATGCCAAGACTGGAAACGTAAGTGAGTTCAAGAAGGGTCTGCATTCATCGCTACATGCACACGCAGAATCTATCATGAGTAAAATAAGAGACAGACTCAAGTGATCATTTAAAGACGATAAATAATACATCGTACATATATTGATGGGTTTATGAAAACTTACGCAGATTTTATCTCGTCCAAGAAGGATGTTACTCCAATCATGGAAGACACAACAAGAGAACGTTATCTCAATGGAGAACTGTTCCGTGTTGGTGATATCGTCGTTGATCGTGACACAGAAACAATCCATGAAATTGTCAATCTAGGCACTAATTATGTGTCTGTCGTTGATGCCGGCGGCAAAACTAGTAAGAAGTGGATAACAAGTCTAGTCGAAGCAAATTCTCTCGCGGATGACTTCAACGAGATTAGACGAAAGAGAAGTTCTAGTAACCAGATCGCATTCCTAGGCTACAAAACGAAAAACTTCACCGAAGAACATTATGATTCGTTTATGCCCATGATCAAGAAGCACCGTAATGAGGACAAGTTCGCAATGTTGAATCTTGTCAGATCGACCGACGAACTACTTGGAGAAATGAAAAATATTTCTCTCGACAACTACAATCGAGTTCAGGGACTGTTTGAACAGACAGAACGATTACTGAACAAGTTCAATTCTATCTCCGGACATTCGTATCGCAAGGATTTGATGGAAAGTATTTTGTATCTAGAGTTGACGGAAGAACTAAAATTTAGTCGTGGCGACAAGGAACATGCGGCAAAGGTAATCGCAAATACGTTTAACGTCGAAATGAAAGATCGCCCACAGGATACGATTGATGCAGCATTGAAGCAAGTGATCTCCACCCCTAAGACCAACAAACATTCAACCTACCATAAGATAGCATCCCGTCTTTTTGATTATGCTAAAGAAATGGGTATACAGTTCAATCATGATCGTATCAAGGAACTACAAAAATGATCAAATTCAAAGACCTAACAGCGCAGATTCAAGAAGCATTCGATAACTCCGGTAAAGATTCTGTTGATAAGAAAAAGGGGTTCCCATCAAAAGGCGATAAGAAAAAGAAGAATCCTTTTGTTAAGAAAGATTCGACCGATGACGCAGACAAAGAAGGCGATGAAGATGAGGAAGATCAGGAAGACGAAGATGACGATGATTCTCCAGTGGTTGATGGAGAAGACGAAAAAGATGCTAATGAAGCTCAAGTAGGTGAACGCCCTGAGGATGACATTGAGGACGAGTCGAAACAAGATACCACTGTCGGTGATGACGGTGAATCGATCTATTCTCTAGATCAACGTATGCAACACAAAATGAAAGAACTTGGTTATGATGAAGATGGCGAGTATGTTGGTAAAGACGGCGGAGATGATGAAGACCCAGGTTTTGATGCTGTAGCAGGCGGTGAAACAGATCCTGATGATGACGGTGAAGGTGATGATGAAGATCAAGATGATTCGGAAGAGGACACAGAAGACGAAGATCCTCCTGTAAATAAGAAGAAAAAGGTCGTCAAGGAAGATACCTTTGAAGTCGCCAGACTTGTCATGGATGAAAGTTTGTTAGCTATGGCAGCAGTTCCTATTGGTATGGCTATCGGTGCGAAGATCAACGACAAATTGACAAAGAAGAAAGACAAAGATGGAGTTCCTTACCGAACTCAAAAGGAATTGGATGACTCTCCGCTGAATCGTTATATCAAGAGAAAGACTACCAAGAATGAGTCTGTTCAAGTCTCTCTTGATGACGTTGAAAAGTCAAAACAAGACAAGAAACTTGATCGCAAAGGTAAAGACGGTCACGATATGGAATCAGATGCTTCAGATAAGAAGGCTGACAAAAAGTTGCAAAAAGACCTTGAGAAAAAATTCGATAAGGAACTAGGTGAAGACACTGGGGTTCTTCGCTGGGCAAAACTGCTTTCCAAATAATCATAAATACAATCATACACATATAGGAGTTTTACAAAATGAAGTTTTACAACATGCCAGAAATCATTTTCAAACCCTTGCCAGAAATCATTTTCAAACCCTTGCCAGATAACACGGTTGGCAACATTACGCTAAACACAATAGTCAACTTTGCAGTCGGTGATGTTGTTACTGGCGGAACGTCTGCTGCTACTGGAAAGATCATCAAGATCGATTCGACAAACAAAATTCTTCGCGTCAATGCACTGACCGGGTTCTTTGTTGAAGGCGAGACTGTTACAAACACAGGCACCGGCACAGGAACTGTTGCAACTAAAGGATATGACCTATCTGCTACCACTCGCGGCATCGAACATACCCAGTGGACAAATGCTGGTGTTCGTGTTCGTTCATATGTTCTAGTTGCAATCCGTAATTTCCTTGCTAAGTGGTCAGATGCGAATGCACTGCCTTCATTTACAGCAACATCATCCGTGTCAGCACTTGCACATATGGTTACCGGTGATATTCTGTCAATCTCAGTAAGTTCCGGAGCAGATACAGTTTCAGTGGCAACAGGTGCGTATATCAACGTGACTATCAACGGTATCGTGCGTAAAGCATATTACACGTCTGGTTCATCTACCTCCACTTCATCTGTTTTCAAATATACAGTTGTTGCTGGTGATGTTGCTACCGCAGGTCAGATTACCGTAGATATGACAATCGTTGGTTCGGTATACGATACAATCGCTGACGGTCAGACACTTATCGCCGATCCAGTTACCTTCGTTGCTCCTGACACGTCAACTTACGCAGCAAACTAATAAATGTCTGACGCAAAGATATCAGAACTAGCACTGGCAACATCCTTCTCCGCGACGGATGTTTTGCCGGCGGTTATATCTGGGCAAACGGTAAAGATTAACATTGGCACGATTTTATCTCAAATTGCTCTTGGTGGCAAAGTTGTCTTAGGTGGTGCCACGGTGACTCATGATGTTGCCACAGTCGACCTTTCATCGTTCATGTCTCACGTTACCGGAAGTCTTATTCTAAGTACCGGAGTTGCCTGGCAACTAAAGTTTATCACGGCAGACGGCGTAAGTTCTATCAGCCCGACCTTAGCAAATTTCACCTCTCTGGCATTTACAACAGGCCAAACTGCGTTACTTTTGTACGTTGATAAGTGGTATGTGATCTCTGCAAATTGTACTGTAACATAATATGACAACTATAAAAGTATCTCAACTTCCAACCGCAACGGATATCGTTGACCCAATTCTAGATTGGGTCATGATCGTTCAGGGAGGAGTCAATAAGAAGATTTCTCCTGATACTATCTTCAAAAATATCATGAGTGATGTTATCGTGAATCCTGCGTTGACAAGTGTTGACGTGACGATAAACGGTCACGGTCTAGCGAATCTACTGAAGGTTGATGGTACGAACAATTATGTCGGTGTTGGTGTTGTTCCGACTGAACGTTTTCACGTCGTCGGCAACGTAAAGGTCGATGGTAACGTAAAAGTATCTCAAGAGATTATTACTGTACCTTCAACAACTGGAGCACTGGCGATAAACTCGTCGTATGAAGTGTCTGTAATTCAAACAACAACGAGTTCCGTGTCGACCCAAGTAATTTCGCTTCCTACTGGCGTAAATAATCAGTTCAAGACAGTAACATATGCCGATGGTGCAGCAAATCGTCGAACTGGCGTTATTTACACACTTCAGGACAACCTAATTGGCGCAAGTCAGATTGCATTTACTAAAGTAGGAACGTCAGTGACACTTTACGGATACGGCGGTAAATGGGTTATCATCAATTACTCTGGTAATGGAGTAACCATAGTTTGATCCTAACCGATGAAGGTTTTCTTGATTATGCTAAGGCAAACTATACCTCGACTGGTTTGAAAACTGTCGCGGAGTTTACGGAAGATATAAATCGTATCATCCATATCAAGCGATTAATGAACCGATTGGTCGCAGGTGAAGATGTTTCAATCAGACTAATACTGAATCATTTCGTTATTTTGTTCAACATGTTTGATTCGTATGCTGCCGCGAACATGTTATTTTATAAGATTGAGGAGGATAAATGGATTCTTCTCAATACGTTTTTAGTTTATATGAAGTATTCCCCATCACATTTACCTGATCTTGGTATAACACTAACAGCAGATGATGTTGATGTAGCAACAAAACAAGAATTGGACTCATATGTCAAACGTAATTGACAATGCTATTGCAATGAGAATATTGTATCTTCTCGTTCTTCCATTTAATAAGTGGAAGGCGTATGAAGAATGCATTATTGATGAAGACGGTAAGATCCTGCATCCAAAATCGAAGTCTGATAACTGGACGATGCTTCATAGATTGGTTGCAAGACTAAAAATTTTGCTTGGCAAAATACCAGGCGGCAAGTCTGTATTTGCAACAACGGCCGCTGCCTATCTTCTCGTAAAAGAACATCTTGAGAATGAAGATGAAAGTATTCTATTTGAGACTCGTTTCTTTACGAATAAATACGAAACAGAAGCACTAGAACCCCAGATAAAAAAAGCATATGAATATCTTCTAGAGGACGGAATGGGAGTTACTGCTGTCGCGGGTGTTGGTGCAGATGGACCTGGTGACACGAATAAAGAACCTCCTGTCGATTTGAAAGACAAGAAAAAAGCAATATTGTTTGCAACGAAGCGAAAAGTGGTGAAATAATGTTTACTATCATAACTATGTTTTTGAAAAACTTATCTCCGATTGCATATCTGTCTGGGATTCTTGGTATCATGCTTATTGTTATGTTTTCAATGTATGAGATAAAGAAGCTAGAAGTCAAATCTGATGATGCAAAAGTAGTTCAATTATCTACGACTATTCAAACCCAAAATATGACTATTGCAAGTTTGAAGCAACAACGCGATAACGCAGTTGCTAGTATTGCAGTACAAAATAACGCGGTAGATGCATTGAAAAAGAAATCTGTATCACTTCAAGCCAAGGCAGATGAAGCTCAAAAGAGCGTTGTTATAAAAGAAACACAGATTCAAGGATTGATCAACGCGATTAATTCAAAGCCTGTTCCAAAGGACTGCCAGGGAGCAATGAAAGAACTCGGAACTTTTATGAAATCATATGCTACAGATTGGAATAAACAATGAGATATCTATTCGTATTGATGTTTTTACTGACTGGTTGTGCGAATATGCAAAACAAGGATGACATCACAAACTGTCAAGTTGTTGATACTAAGATAATTGAGGTGCCTGTGTACACGGACTTGCCCGTTGTCAACGTTAAACGACCCGTTTTGACAGCCGCGGCTGCTGATCAATCAAAGCCCGACGAACTTGTCAAGGCACTAGAAGTTGATCTAACGAATCTAAACGAATACACCAAGAATCTTGAAAAGGTACTTGGAATATATAAGGGTAATTGATCATGGCAATATTAGCAAACGTTCATTTCAGAGGCGTAAACATAAAATCTGCGTATGTGAAGATACGAAAGAAATGGGGCAATGATGTTCATGGTTGGTGCTGCATTATGGGTGTCGCAGCCGATGCCGAACTTGCGGCAAAGGGAATTTGGCTATATGAATTCAGTCTTGGACCCATACAAGGCGAACCATATGCCGCACTCTATAAAGCAGCATCCGATAAGTTTGTCACCGAAGGTATCGAGCACCTACACGATCACGAAGTTGCAGTTGAAGCACAAAAAGAACTTGAAGTTCCTCCACTAAATGCTGATATTCCAAAAAAGACAAGAAAGAAAAAAGATGTACTATCGTCAAGCAAGAAACAGAATAAGAACGGGTGACTTACTGTTCTGGTCTGGAAATGATCTAGTAAGCACCGCAATAAAACTGGCAACAAGGTCAGAATACACACATGTCGGTATGGCATGGGTAACATCAGGGCGGGTTTTTGTTTTGGAAGCATATCCACCTAGCGTAAGAATAATGCCCCTAGGCACAAAAGCTCCATTCTATTGGGTGTCGATGTTTGGTCTTTCTGATGATGCCGTGAGTTTTGCAATGAAACATGTTGGCGACCCATATAGTAAACTAGACGCGATCAAGGCATACTTCAAAATGAGACTACCAAGAGGATCATGGGAATGCGCCGAATACGTCGCCAAGATTTATGCCCACGATGGTCTACCAATGACGTTAGATAAGTACACCCCTGCAGATGTGATGAATTGGTGCAAAAGTCTAGTCAGAAAAGTGGAGTTTGTTGATCATGACTGATTCAATCATAAAATTCCTCCAATTCGTTACAACACTAGATTACTCGGGTATATCGGTGTTGTTGATGCTCGTGATTCTGTTAGGATTTCTTATCAGAGCACATTTTTCCAAAACCTCAGCATTCTTCTTCGACAAGTTGTTCCTAAACGATTTCGATAGACCGTCTATATCTCAGATTGCAATCGTTATAAGTCTTATCTTGTCCGCTTGGGCATTTGTCTTTCTAACGTTGAAAGATTTAATGACAACAGGGTATTTCATGGGCTTTCTAAGCGTATGGGTAGTACAAAGCGGATACAGTAAATGGATGGACTCATTGAAGATTCCAAAGATGGATGACGTGAAGAACTTATTCGCTAACGGAACACCGTCGCTTGACGACGTGAAGAAACTTTTCAATATCGGACAGAACTCGTCCTAAATTACCATACGCAACGGCAGCGACCGGAGGGATAGTGCATTTAGATGCATCATTTAGCGAACTTCGTTCGCCCTCGCTTCGCTCGTCGCATCTTTTATTGGAACTAACTTAGAACTTTTGGGGCATCAATTAGCGACCACTGATGCATGATGATAAACATATTTAAGGTAGCACGAGCGCGTATTCAATAATCTAACACGTGCTGGAATTTATGTCAAATATTTTTGTAAGTTGTTGATAACTAATCGATAATTTAAGCAAAAATAAACTTGAAAATAAGTCTTTCCTACAGTAAAATAACTGTATTCGACATGGAGTTACTATGTTTTATCTTGATGTTCAATACGCCCGCCGAATTGCTTACAAACTAAATCGATTCAAAGTCAAAAAAGACAATGGAAACGTCTTCGAAGCGGCATTCCGCTGTCCGATTTGCGGGGACTCAGAAAAGTCAGAAGCAAAGACTCGTGGTGGTCTGTACACAAAAGACAGCCATCTTTATATGCATTGTTTCAATTGTAATGCGAACATGCACTTCGGACAGTTTTTGAAGCACATCGACTTTCCTCTCTGGGAAGAATACAAACTCGAAAAATTCAAGCATAACGTAAAATATAACCCACCGAAGGAACCAGTAAAACATGAGCCAGTTTTTATAAACCCTGCATGGTCAGACGGGTTGGAGCGTATCGATTTACTAAATGACGATCATCGTGCTAAGATGTATCTGACTAAAAGAATGATACCAAAAGACAAACTAAACTTGTTTTATTATGCTCCAAAATTCTTTGAGTGGTCAAGATCGAACACCGATAAGTTCAAGGATGCTCATACAGACGATCATGAACGGATCGTTATGCCTTGGTTCGATAAAGATGGTCGTTTCTTCGCATATCAAGCACGCGCGATGGGAGACGAACAACCGAAGTATTATTCCATCGTTCTTGACAAGTCTGTTCCTAGAATTTATGGGCTTGATCGTATCGACTGGAACAAGAAAATTTATTGTGTCGAAGGTCCGATGGACTCATTGTTTCTAGATAACGCGGTGGCTGTTGGCACGAGTGCTCTATACATGTTCCAAACGGACGATCAGGAAGTGATCTATGTTCCAGACAACGAAAATCGAAACAAGGAAATTCTCAAGGTCTACTCGAAGTTGATCAAACTCGGTAAAAACGTTGTCATTCCGCCAGACAATTGCGAGTTCAAGGATATCAACGATGCTATCATAGAAAAATTTGACGTGAAATCAATGATAGACGATAATATCTATAGTGGTCTTCGTGCTCAAGTAAAACTTAACGAGTGGAAGAGGGTTGATTATGAGAGTTAAAGGAATAGAAACAAAACAAGTTGAATTGGATATTAGCACCGAAGAACTACTTCGAGTAGTAATGGCGATAACCAAAGAAAATAATCCTGTACTCACTCAATTTGGAAAATCGAAATGGTGACTTATATGAATTTGATTATTTTGATATTCATAAGAGAGAGAAGACTACTATAAGTTTGCTTGTAAGGCAACACCAGAAGAATTGGGGGTGTTTGAACGAGTTAAATGGATTGTTTCACAACTAAAGGATTGAATGAATGAGTGACGCCCACGTTTTACGTAATGAAGTATTAACAAACACAATTCCTGTTCTTGATTCGAGTTATATGCTGTATTATACTACTACAACTACTGACATATTTGCCCCGCAAGTCACTGGAAAAATTGTTCACGATTATATGCATCCGAAACCACCTAACAAACATTATCTTGAGACTGTTACAGGGACGACAGTTGACGTTGAAAATCCTACAGAGGATATGATCAACATTCAAGATATCGCATGGGGATTATCACGCATTCCCAGATTCGCAGGGCACACAATCACTAAGGTTCCATACTCGGTAGCCCAACATTCTATTATGGTGATGCGTTATATTAGGGATAATTTTGAAGATTCTTCTAGTGAAATTCTCATGCAAGCGTTATTGCATGACGCAGCCGAAGTTTACATCGGAGATATTCCTTCTCCTATAAAGAAACTGCCTTCTATTCGTGAAAGTATCAAGACAATAGAAAACAGACTGATGTTGAGTATCTACAGTAAATTTAATCTATGTATTCCAACACCGGAAGGTGAAGCTCTTATTAAGAAGTCTGACCTTCGTGCTCGTGCAATCGAGGCACATAATTTCATGGTTTCACGAGGGAAGACTTGGAATTTACCTGAAGTGGATTTACTGACTCTCCAGAGTTTTGAACCGCCCATGATAGCACAAGACGCATACAAGTTGTTCATGGAGGAATTTAAGGAGTTACAAGAATATGTATAATGTGTTATTTAAATGATTATAAAAGGAACACAAACGGTATCAATTGATGTTAGTGAACGTGATATACTTGATGCATTAACAATTCTAAGGAAACGATATTCGGCAAATTTTAGCAATAGTTATATAGATAAAGATGGCCGATGGAATAATTACTCAGAAAATCATCCTCATAGCAGAGATGATGCGGGCGAGTTGGCAACTCCATACGAACTTGAAACTTATAATAAGTTCTTGTGGTTAATAAGTATTTTAAAGTAAAGGAAAAAGATGCCAAATGTAAAGTTAGTTGCAATCACAAACCCTGTAGTTGGTGGTATTAATACTGCAGAAGAATTCGTAGCCTACGCAGCTAGGGTAAGCAATCCCGGCAATCAGATTAATAATGAGACTGCACCAAAACTGCTTGCTTATCTTATGAAGCATAAGCATTGGTCACCCCTAGAAATGGTTTCACTTACAATGGAGATTGAGACCACCCGTGACATTGGTCGGCAGATTTTAAGGCATCGTTCATTCTCGTTTCAGGAGTTTTCTCAACGGTATGCAGATGCGCGAGAAATGGGGTTTGAGTTCCGTGATGCCAGATTGCAAGATCAAAAGAATCGCCAAAATAGTATTGACACGAATGATGTTGATCTAAAAATGCTGTGGCAATCAAAACAAGAGTCTGTATTGGGCGAATCACAGAAAGCATATGACTGGGCAATCAAGAATGGTATTGCAAAGGAACAAGCCAGAGCAGTTTTGCCAGAAGGAATGACTCATAGTAGACTTTATATGGCAGGTTCGCTTCGTTCTTGGATTCATTATTGTGCGCTAAGATGCGCCAATGGTACACAGAAAGAGCATCAAGAAGTCGCGTTGAAATCATGGGACGTTATTTGTAAAGAGTTTCCATCAATCGCCGCTATCTCCGCTGAGGTATTATTGAATGGATAACACTAAGATTCGGATTTTTCAATATTGTGATGGATTTGGTATTGAGATTAACACCAAAGATGATGAGTATCGTTTCGTCTTTGGACAAGAGGATACAGTCAGTGATTTAGTTGACGTATTCAATTCACTAGGATTCAAAAAAGTAACTTATGAAGATGTGATGTAAATGAAAAACAACTATACACACGTGGCAAATCTGTTGGATCGTTCCGGTTCAATGTGTATCGTAGCAAATGATGTTGTTGGTGGTGGAATGAAGACGTTCATCGATGAACAGAAGAACGTTCCCGGCGAATGCACCATGAGTCTTTAACAGTTCGATGATAGTTTCCAAGCAGATTTTGAACTTCAACCAATTCAAGATGTTAACTCAAACATTACGTTCAATCCTCGAGGTTGGACTGCTTTGTACGATGCAATTGGTAAATCGATCATTCAAACTGGTGAGCATCTTGCCAATATGAAGGACGAAGATCGTCCAGAAAAAGTTTTATTCGTCATCTTCACGGATGGTGAAGAAAATCACAGTTCCGAATATAACTACATTCGCGTGAAAGAACTAATTAAAGAACAAACGGACAAGTACAACTGACAGTTTATCTATCTTGGCGCAAATCAAGATGGTATGGTAACTGGTGCCAGTCTAGGAATCTCTGCTGCTAAAACAGTTACGTATGATGTTTATGCAACCGGATCGACCTTTGCAAATCTATCATCAAAAGCCGCGTCATATCGTTCAGTCGTTGCAAATGATGATGTACTAAACTATACTGCCGCCGAACACGAAGCGGTTTTGAACAAATAAGGAAAAATATTTTATGAGTCAAATCAACGTAAAAATCGTAAACAAATCAAAGCATAAGCTACCACAATACGAAACATCTGGTGCATCCGGCATGGATATTCGTGCAAACTTGGAAACTTCAAGCATAAGTATTGCTCCCGGGCAAACTGTTCTAGTTCCTACCGGGGTGTTTGTTGAGATTCCAGATGGATATGAAATCCAAGTCCGACCTAGAAGTGGTCTATCGCTAAAAACGAAGTTGCGAGTCGCAAACAGCCCAGGAACGATTGATTCTTGCTATCGTGGAGAAATTAAAGTTATCATGACAAACACGGCAGACGCCGTGCATAACTACACAATAGGGATACAACATGTCTCCTACGAAAATGAAGTTATCAATGATGGTGATAGGATTGCACAAATCGTTTTGTGTGAAGTGCCAAAAATCAACTGGGTTTACGCGACTGAATTATCTGATACTGATCGGGGAACTGGGGGATTTGGCTCAACAGGAAAATAAGGATAAAACGTGGATAAGACTCAAGAAATTTTAAGTGATGTAACGGTTTTTTTGAAATATGCGAAGTACATTCCAGAACTAAAGCGTAGAGAGAACTGGCAAGACTTGACTGAACGAAACATGGCAATGCATATTCGCAAGTATCCGGAACTAAAGGAAGAAATCAAGAAGATCTACCGGAACTTTGTTACCTCCAAAAAGGTTCTTCCTTCAATGCGATCGCTACAGTTTGGTGGTCGCCCAATCGAATTAAGTAACACAAGGATTTACAATTGTAGCTATCTCCCACTTGATCATTCCGATTCCTTCTCCGAAACGATGTTCTTGTTGTTGTCGGGAACTGGCGTAGGCATCGGCGTACAGAAGTTTCAAGTTGAAAAGTTACCGATGGTCGTTGGACCCAAGAACAAATATCGACGTTTTCTAGTCGGCGACTCCATTGAGGGTTGGTCCGATGCGGTTAAAGTTTTGATGGAAGCATACTTCAAAAACAAGTCTGAACCAGTTTTCGACTTCCGTGATATTCGTCCCAAGGGAGCAAGACTGATCACTTCTGGGGGTAAGGCTCCCGGACCAGACCCGCTCAGAATTTGTATTGACAAGGTACGTAGTGTACTAAACAATGCGATCGGCAGAAAGCTGATTCCTCTTGAAGCCCATGACATTGCTTGTCACATTGCCGACGCTGTTCTTGCTGGAGGTATTCGACGTGCTGCCATGATTTCCTTGTTCTCCGCTGATGACGTTGACATGATGACATGTAAGAGTGGAGCGTGGTGGGAACTGAATCCTCAACGTGGTCGAGCAAACAATTCGGTAACCCTGCATCGTGATTACATTACAGAATCACAGTTCAAAGCACTGTGGAAGAAGACTCAAGAATCTGGCGCCGGTGAACCTGGCGTTTATTGGACAAATAATCTAGATTGGGGAACTAATCCCTGTTGTGAAGTTGCCCTGCGCCCATACTCTTTCTGTAATCTTACAGAGGTAAACGTATCCGACACCGACACACAGGAAGAACTAAACGCACGTGTCAAATCTGCCGCATTCATCGGAACACTTCAAGCTGGATATACGAGTTTCCATTACTTGAGACAAATTTGGGAAGAAACAACCAAAGCTGATGCGTTGATCGGCGTTGGGTTGACTGGTATTGGTTCAGGTGCGGTTCTAAAACTTGATCTGACAGAAGCAGCAAACGTGGTCAAGGAAGAAAATCTTCGTGTTGCTAACATGATCGGAATCAATCCCGCCGCGAGAACTACCGTTATCAAACCTGCAGGCACAACATCACTTGTTGTTGGTTCAGCATCAGGCATCCATGCATGGCATAACGATTACTACCTCCGTCGAATTCGCGTTGGTAAGAACGAATCATTGTACACATACATGATTGAAAATCTTCCAGAGTTGGTTGCAGACGACCACTTTATGCCACATATCCAAGCGGTGATTTCGTTCCCACAAAAGGCTCCAGAAGGTTCGATTCTTCGCACAGAGAGTTACATGGACCTTCTTGAACGTGTGAAGAAATTCAATCTTGAATGGATTCACAAGGGTCATAATGATGGAGACAATCACAACAACGTATCTTGCACGATATCACTGAGAGATGACGAATGGGATGATTGTGGAGACTGGATGTGGGAGAATCGTCACACGTACAACGGTATTTCTGTTCTACCTTACGCCGGTGGTTCTTACATTCAAGCTCCTTTTGAAGACATAGACGAATATCAGTTCAACGAGATTGTAAAACATCTTCATGCGATAAATCTTGTCAACGTTATTGAGGAAGACGGAAGCAATGTGAATCTACAAGCAGAGCCCGCATGTGCGGGCGGAGCATGTGAGGTAAGATGATGACAAACTGGGCAGACCTAATTTTCTCCGCGATCAATTTGTGGACTGCCCCGACATATCTACCAAGGAAGTGCCAGAAGCGGTGTAAGTTAGACGATTCTGGCACTTACTGCACTGGATGTTATCGGACAATAGAGCAGATAAAAGAAGCCGGAAGGAAGAAAAATGAGTGATTATATTGGTTATGCAAATTTATTGAAGTTGGTAGATGAAATGGTGGATGAACATAGTCTGGTTCTTGCTGATGGAGTTAGAGAATTTGACTCCGGCGGCATGAATTATGAAGAACTAAAGGGTTTGGTCACGAACAAAATGGTTCAACTTGTTATGGATATTTACGCGGACAGGAATATGACCGACCTAGAAAAAACCGTGTCAATCATTTCATCCATGAGTTACTTGAGCATGGAAAATTTTGTGATACATGTAGATAGGTTGAAGAAAGGTTATTGATCATGGTCGCGTTTGGGGCGATTATTGTTATTATTGCGGTGAGTTTCATGAGTTATCCGACATGCAACAGCGCGAAATCTGGGTAGTAACTGGAAAGTCGGGTGGTTCGACAACGTATCGCGGGTCGATGCACGGTTAAAGTGGTGGAAAGAATGGTAGCCGAAGACAAACCGGGGGTGGCGTCTCATATAACACGGGTCGCAAATATTACAAACGAAAACCGGTTTTGATATGTAACGAGCGCATTCAAGAAGAACAGGAACAAGCGACGCGAGCAGCCAAGGTCAAATCGACATATGAATCATTTGCGATAAAACTGTTTGGTGTAGGTATAGGTGCGGTTGTACTCGCAAATATATTTTCTTGGTTTAGCCCAGTGATACCATTTTTGATTATAACAGTTGCAATTTTAATATTCTTGAAAGGATGAATAATGCTAAAGTTTGAGTATTCTGATGATGAAAGTACATTGACACGCAGTATCTTCAGGGAAGATATGACGTGGGATGAGGCGTTTCAATATTTCTTCGAGTTTCTTGGAGGTTGTGGATATATTTTTCCAAAGGAAGTTAACAGTTTTGATGAACTAATAAACATATATCACCCCGTGCCGGAGGTTCATGAAGAATTCAAGAATTTTCGACCAATGTGTTCAAAGCCTCAACATATCGGTTGTCCCGCGAGACTAGATTCTGGCGAATGTGAAACTGTGGAATATTGTATTTGGAAGGAATCTAATGAATCGATGGAATGATTACTTCATGGACTTGGCAATAAGATCGTCCGAAATGTCTTATTGCAACAGGTTGAAAGTTGGTGCTACTGCTGTTCGGGATAATCGCCCAATACTAAGTTCTTGGAATGGTACGCCTACTGGATCGGACAATTGTTGTGAAGAAACAAAATCTCGATGGGTAACTGATGAGTATGGTTTGAACGGTAAAACTGAATATTATACCGTGACCAAAGATGAGGTTTCTCATGCTGAGGAAAATTTGATTACTTGGGCTGCCAAAGAGGGGATTTCTCTCAATGGGTGTACTTTATACGTTACCCACAACCCATGTGTTCATTGCGCAAAGTTGATAAAAAAATCTGGTATCGAACATGTTGTATGGAAAGATCAATATCGAAGCGATGCTGGCCTGAATTATTTTACTAAATATCAGGTTAAAACAACTCAGTATACAAAGACATGAAAATAAAGATTTTTTGCTGGGAATGTGATACAGAATTCAGTGTATCGTATCAAGGGGATGAACCTCTACATCATTGCCCATTATGCGGGGCTGATCTAGAAGTCAACGATGAGGATGTAACACAAGAATCAGATTAACGCTGCTTCTAGTTCATTATGAAGATTCGGAGTCTTGGCGAACCAGTTCCGCATTATCTTTGCCCTAATATTTCCATTCAGGCATAATGGATCAAACAGGGCACCAGTTTTGTAAAGTGCCCATTCTTCCGAATATGCCATGGCTCCCATCGTAGTGACGAATATTAATATTTTTCGTTCAAACTGATTCGGATCGGCTTTTGCTAATCCTTTGATTTCATCGTTGGATGACCAGTAGTCTTTCCAGTCACTCTCTTTTCTGATTTTCTTCTTCTTACCATTGACAGTCTTTGTTGCTGACTTTGTAAGTAAACGTCTTCCTATATACCATTTCCCCGTTGTTTTTTGTGTTATCTTATAGATGAATCCAATAGACCCTACTGGTATCGCGTCATCTGTTATAGGCACTCCGTTGTAAATCCATGAATTCATTGAGTTTTCTCTGGTGTGTTGACATTAATTCGTTCCTAATGTAGTATATATGCAGTGAAAACGGAGAAGATCATGAAAAACTTTAAAGTTGGTGACTTGGTGACTTGGTGACTTGGTGACTTGGTTAACCACTCACAACATTACTTTGAGAGCACTGGGAGCCCATTGATTCTCTCACTTATGGTATAGTCACTGAAGTTTATTTTTTGCTGGCGATTCTGATCTGGTCGCCGTTGCCGCTGGCCGCGTGTTCATTGGCAGGGTGAAGCGGGGGTCGGTCGTGACGCTGCAAGTCATGACATCAACGATTTCTTTGCTAGTAAAAATGACATATGATTTTTATGGTACACCACTTGGACGTATGTGGTCTACTGCTGATCATGAACAACAACATTACATTTTCCGCCGCGAACTAAAATATTGATTGACGGAAACTGAAGAGCAGAAACTGGGTGTAATTTCTCATTTCGCTCCGCATCCGATTACATGTGCCCCGAAATATGGAAAATCAGCAATAAACACATATTTTATAGAAAATATGGAAGAATTTACGGGATGGGAAGGACTATGGTTATTTGGGCATACTCATGCGCGTGATGAATGGAAAGTTGGTGATACTCGATTGATTACCAACGCAAGAGGATATGGCAGTGAACTTGAAGGTAAATTTGACGACAAACTAATCATTGAAATATAATATGTATATAATGGAAATTAATGGGACAGGATACGTTCCATATGAACCTTACAAGTATCCAAACTTCATTATGTTTCCGGAGACAGTTCTTATATCTAGACAAAGTGATTATACTAAAACTATTATCATAAACTGGTTGCAGAATTATCCTCCTGTTGCACATGGTTGGAATTTGATAAAGTATTTTGAAGACAAATTTTTCGTAACAATTGCAATAAGGTTTAACCCTAATCATGGACTTTAGACGATATGAAAATGCGGTAAATGCCGCGTTCCATAGGCAGATTCAAGAATTCAAATTAATGGAACGTCAAGATTATCTTGAGTTGTTTTCCATCGCAATTCATTCACAATGGCGGGGCCAGGGTCTAGGAAGTGCGATTATTGAAGACTTGATCGAATTTGCTAGGGAACAAAAGAAGTACAAGGGTATTCAGTTACAGGTGGATCATAAGACAAAGGCAAAACTCGTCCCGTTTTATGAGAGTTTCGGTTTCGTGTCCATTGATGACGAAATAATGGATTTCATGCGCATTTATTTTGATGAGGTATAAAATGAGTAAATATATTGTCGATGCTTTGAACACTGGCGTTGTCGATATCGAATTCACTAAGAAGAACGGTTCGACTCGATTTATGAAAGGAACTCGTTGTTTTGACTTGATTCCTAATGAACATTATCCGATGGTCGATCCAATTAAGGAACAAAATGCTACGGAAGTTGATGCTGATCTGGTCAAGGTATTTGATCTTGATATCAACGAGTGGCGCGCTTTCCGTCTTTCTCGTCTAGTATCATGGTGCCCAGAAACGATTCCTCCGGGAATGTAATATGATAGAGATTTTTATTGGATTTGGTGTTGGTGTTTTTGTGTGTTTCATGCTCAACATTTTGTGGGCATGTTATCGTAATACTCATGGAGAAAATAATGGCAACTGCTGAAATTGTACTACCCTCAAATCCCGCTGACCTGAAAGTTATTCAAGACGCAGTTAAGGAAGCAAACGATTCGATGATTCTAATTACTTCTGAAAAAGAACTAATCAAGGATATCGTGGCTGATCTGGCTGAGAAATATGAAATTCCTAAGAAGTATTTCAATAAGATGATTCGCACATATTACAAGTCGTCATTTGATAAGGAAATGGCAGAAAAGGACGATTTTTCGGAACTTTATATTGCGGTAACTGAGGCAAAGTAAATAAAATGACAACAGCTAAAGTTCGTGAAAAGCGACATGCCTCAGTCAAACAAGGATGGGCGCATAGTGTGCCTAAGTTCAACATCATGGACTATCAACTGTCTATGATCAAAGTGTTATCATATTTTGCCGCCGAGGTCGAGAACAAGGATAAGCAAGCAATTTCGATTTCGTATTGGAACAAGTCTGGTAAGAACGTCAAAGGTCTAGCACGATTGGCCGATGGTTGGTTCGCTCAAGCTGGCCCGCTCGCATATCTACTTGACAACAACGTGCCGCTAGAGCAGCATCACGAAAAATACCTCGAAGATGTTTATCAAACCCTCATGGATAGAGTGTCCAAGAGCATCGAGGACGAAAAACGTGAGGTCAAGGTAGTCTCACCTGTCGCCGTAGTTCCTAAAGACAAAAACCTGATTTTGGCAAAAAAACTTGGCGCTGAGATTGATGGGCATATCGAGCAGGCCTTTACTCTCAAGGGAAAGTACACTTTCGAAGTGCGCGACTTTTTGGTAAAGTCGGGTGCTTCTGCTCCCGTTGTGAAAATAATACTCGGTTTCTACACTGGTCTGAACAAGGAAATGAAACTCGCCGGCGCCGACGGAGAATATCAAACGTCGGAAGCCTATGCTTGGCTAGGTGTTCGTGGCATCAAGAGAATGCAGGATTGGATGCAAAATCTTGTAAATTCGTTGAATAACACAGCATTGGCAGTCAAGACTACTCGTAAACCGAGAAAGAGTAATGAAAAGCCCAAGAGTGAACTTGTGGCCAAGATTCAGTATCAGAAAGAAGAGGCCACGTTGAAACTTCGGTCAATTACTCCCGACAACCTTATCGGCGCAGGAATCGTTTGGATTTTCAATACACAATATCGTAAATTGTTCAAATATGTTGCTCAAGACGGTATGAAGATCACAGTCAAAGGTACCACATTGCAAAACTTCGATCCTGAAAAGAGTGGGGCAAAGACAATTCGAAAACCAGAAGCATATTTTCCAGAGTTGACAAATGCAACAAGTCGCCCATGGTCAAAAGCATTTAATGGTGTAAGGAGTGTTATGTCAAAGGCAACTGGTCGACTAAATCAACAATCTATTATTTTGAAGGTGTTCTAATGAATTACGATAAACAGTTTTAATGGATGGATGTTCTTTATGTTCTCGTTTCACGTGTCAATGGCATTTTAAAGGAAGAAGGTCTAGACGGTACTGTAAAGGTACATCAAATCTTCATCAAGAATATGCAAATTTCAAAGGAACTACAAGAGCCTGCATTAAATACAGAACGAACTAAAAGCTAAGGACTACGAAGTGCAGCTTGCCGCACTCGAAGCGAAACGTCTTACTGAACTTGCACAGAATCACGCAAACATTGATTATATGAATGCGAAGGCTACGATGAACATCTCCGAAGCTGTTCTTGAGGGTAAAGTAAACACCATCATTATGCCTTATGACTTCAAGGGCATGATCAACATCAAGTAAAGGAATTATATGACTGAAAATACTACTCCCGCAAAACGTAAGGGCAACCCCAACTTCGGTAAGCGTGACGAAAATGGAAATCTATTGATTTCTTCTGCGTCAAAAAAGAATGAAAACCATGTTGTTAGTGCATCAAAGGTACGTGAGTCTCTTGGTGAAATCTGGGCAAGTTTCTATGCGGCTATCTTATCAACGTACAACACTACTGGTCCTGCTGTAGTCGCCGCGGCTGCCAAGACTGCCGACGATGCCTTAGTCGAATATAAGAAGCGTTTCTAAAATGATCCTTTTGGATTTTTCACAAATCGTTATTTCTGGCATCCTAGCAAACTTAGGAAAAGATGCCAGAAGGGACAATCCCAATGCCAAGAGTCTGATAAAGCATATGGTTCTTACTTCTTTGTTAACATATTCAAAAAAGTACACGGAAACATATGGTGAATTGGTTCTAGCTGTTGATTCGAAGCACTATTGGCGCAAAGACGTTTTCCCAAACTACAAGGGCAATCGTAAGAAGATGCGGGAAAAGTCTCATATCGACTGGGATTTTGTGTATGAAGTAATCAATGAAGTGAAAGACGACCTGCGTGAGAATTTTCGGTACAAAATGATTGAAGTTCAATGTGCGGAGGCGGATGATGTTGTCGCGTGTATCGTCAAGTATCTGCAAACAAACGAACTTGAACAAACTGGGCTTTTTCATGATTCCCCACAAGATGTTTTGATCGTAAGTGCCGATGGGGACTTTGTACAGTTGCAAGAGTATCAGAACGTTCGTCAATGGTCTCCGATTCTCAAGAAATTTGTGACACCAAAAATGTCGATCAAGGAATATAAGATCATTCATATCTGTACAGCAGGTGATGACGGCATTCCGAATATCTGTTCGCCCGATGACGTTTTCATGCGTGATGATCTGCGTCAAACTCCGTTCAAAAAAGCAAGACTCGAGGAATTTTTTGAAAAAGGGATCGATGCATGTAAGAACGACATGGAACGTCGAAACTTTCAGCGAAATAAGACTCTTATTGATTTTGATTGTATTCCCGATGATATATATCAGAAGATCATTGATGAATATACATCATATAAGATCAAAGGAAACAAGACGAAGGTGTACAACTATCTTGTAAAAAATCGAATGAAACTTCTGCTGGAAGATGCAGGTAAATTTTGAGGGAAAATATATGGCAATTGAATATGCTAATGAAATCTTGAAAAAGATTGACGATGCCGAAGGTGACACAAAGGTTCAGTTATTGAAGAAGTACGGAGCAATGACTCCATGGAATCTTCTGTTGAGTTTGAATTTTCATGATCAAATCAAGGTAAACGTGCCAGATGGAATGCCTCCATATAAGCGTGATGAATCTATCAATCCAGACTTTTTCAAGACGACACTAGGTAGAGAAATTCGACGTGTTGGTGCAATTCTCGTTGGTCGATCTGAACATATCGCAAAGCTGCAACGTGAGGCAATCTTCATTCAGATTCTTGAAGGTGTGCCACCTGGCGAGGCCGACGTCCTTTGTTTCGCCAAGGACAAAGCACTTGAAGAAATGTATCCAACGATCACGTATGATCTAGTCGCATCTGTTTTCCCGGATTATTGCCACAAAACAGAGACTAAATAAAATGCCCTTGTATGAGTTTCAATGCACAAAATGTGGGCATGTTTTTGAAGAATTTTTGAGCGTCAGTAATCGTCATATGCCTGTATCCCAAGCATGCCCATCATGTGAGGAATCCGGAAATATAGTGTCAGTTTTAGGCACTCCACCAATTGCTGATCCAGTGCGTCTTGGAAGAATCAAAGCGCCAGAATCTTTTAGAGACTTGCTCCGTCACATAAAGAGCAGAAATGCCGGCAGCACACTTGATATAAACTAGGAGAAACCTTGTATTCTACCGATGATGAAGCACACACAATCGACAAACTGCGTGATCGTCGCAAAAAGAAAGTTCCCGCTGCAAAGAAAAGTTCCAGTTTCGATAATTTGGCGTTGAAGCATGTCGAACCTCTTACCGAAGCACAACGACAACTTTTCTTTTCTGTCAAGGAAGGTTATAACGTAATCGCCGATGGAGCAGCAGGCAGCGGAAAGACTTATGGAGCAACTTATCTTGCACTCGAAAAGTTGTTCAACAAAGAAATCGATAAGGTGGTATTTGTCAGAAGTGCAGTCAATATTAGATCACAGGGGCACTTGCCCGGCACGCAAGACGAAAAAGAAGCAGTTTATACGATTCCCTTCAAGGAAATTGTAAATGATATTTGTGAGAACGGTACTGCCTGGGACATTTTGTTCAAGAAAGATTTGATCAAGTTTCTTACGACAACATATATTCGTGGTATCACTCTAAAGAATTGTGTCATTATTTTTGATGAGTTTCAAAATGCAGATTCCGGGGAATTGTTTGCTGTTTCGTCAAGACTTGGTGAAAATTCAACGATTATATTTTGTGGCGACACATTTCAAGGAGACTTGAATCGGAAGCGTGAAAAGTCCGGGCATGATTGGTTGCTAAAAGTATCTGATAAGATGCCCGATTATTTTGATGTTGTCAACTTCACATATTCGGACATTGTAAGATCGGAATTTGTAAAACAGATGGTTATGGCTGTAGACGTACTAGGATTAGACTGATGAATATTGGAGATACAGGACTAGCATTAATAAAGAAATGGGAAGGATTTAGCGCAGAGGCTTACTTAGATTCTGTCGGAATTCCAACAATCGGCTACGGTACGATACGTCTTCCTAATGGAACTAGGGTGACTCTTGGAATGACATGCACAAAGGAAGAGGCTGAAGAGTGGCTTGAACATCATATCAATAATAAGGTTACTCCATGCATCACTGAGACAGTTAAAGTGGCTCTAACACAACCAGAAATTGACGCTATATACTCATTCATATACAACTTAGGTTGTGCAAACTTCAAGAGATCAACACTTCTGAAGAAGATAAACTCGGAGGATTTTGAGGGAGCATCCTTGGAATTCTCAAAATGGAACAGAGCAGGGCGAAAGGTTATTGCCGGACTTACTGCGCGGAGACAAGATGAAGCTAAATTATTTATTTCTTAGTTGTTTGTTATGGTCGTCGGTGGCTAGTGCTGCCGATATGATTCTTCCAATCAACAACATTCATGATGGTGATACGATTGAAACATCCCTTCCAAGTATTCCTACACCGTTGAATAAGGTTGGTATTCGACTATACGGCATTGACACACCCGAACTTCACGGTTACGCATGTGAGGATGAACATCAACTTGCGATAAAAGCAAGAAGCCGGCTAATATCAATATTTGGAACAGATAAAGTCATGCAAGTAAAAGATATGAAGTGGGATAAGTATGGTGGTAGAATTGATGGAAAGGTTCTTACTCTAAGTGGAACTGATGTTGGGCAGACTCTTATAAGTGAAGGTTTAGCCCATCCTTATTTTGGTGCTAAGAAAACCCCGTGGTGTCCTGTAAAATGAATAACGCTCAAATACGTACTCTTTTTATCACAAAACAGTCTGAGATTGAATCTCAGCAATATCATGGTTACTTTAGACAGTTTTCGGGTTTGTTCAATTCCGCTCGTCTTGTTTCTGAAATGTTGAACGATCAACCCGGCATCGATTCAAAATGCATCACGGTACAAGATAACAACGGAATTGATCGTGAAGTTACGTTATATAAGCCTACTCATGTGTTTATCGAAGCATTCTGGGTTGTTCCTGAGAAGTTTAAAATTCTTAAAAAGTTGCATCCTGGTGTAAAATGGATTATCAGAATTCATTCAGAAACTCCATTCTTGAGTACCGAAGGCATCTCGATGGATTGGGCAATGAAGTATATCACGCAAAAGAATGTATATCTGGCACCAAACGCACCTAGAATATATAATGAAATCAAACATCTAGTGGCTAGTGTTCATGGGCATGAGTTGAAGAAGAAAGTTATTTATCTTCCAAACTTCTATTCTGTCGATAATGTCATGCCAGCGAAGACTAAGTTGGGCACACCGGGTGAAATTCATATTGCGTGTTTTGGTGCAATTCGTCAACTAAAGAATCAACTGATTCAAGCAATATCCGCAATAAAATTCGCTGATAAACACAGACTTAAATTGAAGTTCCATATAAACGGTAATCGCGTTGATTATGGTGGTAACCCAATTCTCAAAAATATTGTTGATTTGTTTTCACATCATCCCGAACATGAATTAATCCAACATGATTGGATGTCTCATGAAGAATTTCTTGCGCTGATCAAAACTCTCGATATCGGTATGCAGGTTTCATTTACAGAAACATTCAATATCGTTACGGCTGATATGGTTATATGTGGAATTCCCGTCGTTGTTTCTGATGAAGTTCAATGGTCGAGTATATTCAGTAAAGTTAATCCAACAGACAGTGATAATATAACGGCGACGATGGAATTTGTTTGGAACTGGCATCCGTTTGTTCATTGGAGAAATACCAAGGGGTTGAAGAAATATTCTGATACGTCGAGAATATTATGGACCGACTACCTATACAATAACTAAATTTGACTTAAAACCGTAAACATGATAACATAGTTATGTTGACTAATGAAAGGTGAGAATGCTTACAGAAATCGATGAAATTTGTTTTGGAAAAGATTATATACAAGCAACAGGCACTTCTACTTTTCTTTTGAATGGAGAAATCGAACAGCAAACTGCACAGAATGTTTCTGAATGGATACTTTCTTGTAATTGCGCAGAAGATAATGAGGAAGAACGTCGACCAGAGTCATTGACTCTTTTCATAAACTCCGGTGGTGGTGATCTTCATGCCGCTTGGCAAATAATCGCAATGCTTCAAGGAAGTCATATTCCAGTAAGAACTGTCGCCGTTGGTCTATTGGCGAGTGCAAGTCTTCTGATATTCTTAGCAGGTCACAAGAAAATGCGATTTATGACGGAGAACGTTACTGTCATGAGTCACCAATATTCTTGGAGCGCAGAGGGTAAGCACCATGAATTAATGGCGCAAGTTAAGGAATATGATCTTACACATAAACGCCTTATTGCTTACTATAAAAAGGCGACAAATACAACAGAGAAAAAGGTACTTAAATATTTCATGCCTCCACAGGACATGTACTATTCCTCAAATGAAGCAGTTGAATTAGGTTTAGGTGACGCAATTATTTCTTTATCTTGAAAGGTATTTTATTATGAAAAAAGTAATAATTTATGAAAGTGATGCACATCTTCATCGTGAAAAGGCATTTTCTAATGCCCGCGAATTGAATGGATGGAATGATTATGAAGCAATTCTATACGCCGCGCAACGGTCTCGAATGCTCGGCGTCAACGGCAAAGCCAGCCATATCAAACATCTAAATTATGACAAGCCTCTTGTCAAGTCAGAATATAAAAACAAGACCTCTGTAGTTCTTCAAGAAATGGCAGAAGGTAAATTCTTTAACGTGTGATTATGACTGCAAAAACTCTAGGTAACATCGGTGAGAACATAGTCAATATGTTTTTTGACAAGTCTAGAATATCGCGTAGAAATGAGTGATGATATTTTTGATATGGGGGAAAAAGACATGACTGCCGATGGGCTAAAAGACGAAGTTAAAACACAGACACCATGGTATAATCAAAAACTATTTTCATTTGACGAATCTCAGGAACTAAAAATGAGAAATGCCGGTAGATTGTTTATTGTTGGATATAACAGTGGAGATAGCGTTTCACAAGATTGGGCGAATTATATATGGCACGTTAATGAGAACTTCGCCGTCGATAGTAGATATGTTAAAAGTTATGGTAATAAGACTAAACGTATGTTTGCTATACATGTTAATAATAAAGCTATTCAACGGGTACATAAACTAACTTCGACGGAAATAATATCTCTAAAGAACCACACAACTTCTACGTGGAATAAACTATGAAACATGTAATGATTGACTTAGAAACATTATCGACAAGACCTAATGCGTCAATTCTAAGTATAGGTGCTTGTCGATTTGATGAAAATGGAATTGACACGGACGGATTTTACGTGAATATTGATCCTCATTCATCAAAAGAATATGGAACACACGTATCTAAATCTACGTTGAAATGGTGGTCGGAGCAAAGTAAAGAAGCAATCGCCCAACTTCAAGTTGACCAAAGACCCTTAACATATGCACTTGACTTATTCTTGGAATGGTATGGATCAAAGAGTATGAAGACATGGTCTAACGGCGCATCTTTCGATTTGCCCATTCTTTCTTACTCTTTGGATGCAACTAACAGAAATATTCCTTGGAAATACTATCACGGATTATGTGTCAGGACTATTACTGATCTAACAGGGCAAAAGATCGATAGAACTGCCGGAACAGCACACAACGCACTTGATGACGCAATCAATCAAGCAAAATTTATGGTGGAATTTTTGAAGCAGGTGAAGGGATGACACAAGTAAAAGTTCAAGTATTCATGCTGGCATCCTTCCCGATGTTAGAGTTAGTGGGTGTTGGTGCACCGCGACTAACACCATTTATAAGGAATAAAAGATGAGTCAAATTAAAGTAACAATTTATATTTCAGTTGACGAACACGGCAATTATCAAGCGGTCGGTTCTTCTACGATCAACGGAGATATGCCAAGAAATACTGCAATCTCGCTGGTTGAGGATGGCATCGTTAGACCAGAGACTGGACATAAGACGCAATCATTCAACGTAATGGTCGATCTACCGGAGCCATATATACATGATACGCCAGTAGAACCAGTAGAACCAGTCGAAGTTGTTGCAGAAGAACAACAAAGTGAAAATAGTTGAAAAATTTTCACGAAAACATGATACTTTTCGTGAAAGGATGTATATATAAAAGATATGAAACAAGGAACTAACATGCTCAAAACGGTCAGAAATTTAGCGAAAGCCTGTGCAACAATGCATACCGGCTCACGCCTGCCCGTAAACTTTAGTTATGATACACCAAATACATCGATTAACGGGCAGTCAGAAGGTTGGAAGATGTAGGGTTCTAAGATCAAAAAGTTGTTTAGTTTCACACACTTAGAACCCAAGAACAAAATTCTTGGGTTTTTTGTTGACATAAATTAGTTCGATCTGTACAATGGTTCACATGATGTAAAACAAAGCAGCAACCAGTTCTTTTAGTGGAGACAAGCAAGTAGTGTTAGTAGCCGGGTGCGCGACGAAGGGTCGGTAAGACCGAAAATGGGCAAACGTTCGAATATCAAAAGGCAGTAGACGTACTGTGCAGAAGTGACTGTTCATCAAGTTCTGCCAAGTCTCCACTAAAAGAATTGACAAGAAATGCGAAGTTGTGTAAGATGATTGAACAGTGCAGCAAACAGTTCTTTGAAATCTTGGTCTTCTCGTAGTAGTACAATGGCTAGTACGCAAGGGCCGACCTAGTGAAAACTAGATTGTCGGAATCGCCAGTGAAATATGGGTTCGAGTCTCTTCTGAGAAGAACAAGTTTTGAAAGAGTTGACAATAAATGATGACTCATGTAAGATGATTGAACTGAAAACGAAAGTGAGAACGAACAGAGAATGCGGCAACTAATACAGGGCTATACTTGACAAGTGCCCGACAAGAAGTTTCTCAACTGTGAGACTCGGTACGCAGTGAAGAAGATTACGGAGGCAATTCCGAGTAAGGTGCGAAAGTAACGCGGGCTATAAGCACTGGAAAAAGATAAAAGGGCGGCTGTTCGGATGAAAGTGTGGCGAGAACACATGAGTATAAATGACAGGTAGAGTGGTTGATGAAAATTTACGCTAGGCTTAATAAACTCATGTATTGTTTTCATCGGCCCTCATTTTGAATCATTTGGCTGACTGACGGCATATAGAACGTGGCGTCGAATGATTCAAAATGAGAAATCTCAGAATGCCCCTGTAGCCCAATCGGTAGGGGACTTAAAATCCCCAAGTGTCGGTTCGAATCCGACCGAGGGTACCAAACAAACTGTTAATTTGCATATATAGAGTATATACTTTATATGTGCGGATTAATATGAATTACAAGAAAATTTACGATCAAATAATAGAAAAACGAAAGCACGATATTCCGAATGGTTATGTTGAAGTTCACCGCATTATACCTAGGACATTTGGTGGATCGAATGATAAAGAAAATTTAGTGGCGATAACAGCTAGAGAGCATTTTATTTGTCATCTATTGCTGACGAAGTTGGATTCAATGAATTTGTGAATCAAACTGGTTACAAGTACACCCAAGAAAACTTTGTTCAAATGTGTATAAAATACGTTGATAATTTTAACCCCCAGAATGGGGTGAAAAGAAGAAAATCCGGGATGGCTGACATGGTGTGAAGCGGCGGGCTGTTAATCCGTTTAAGGCAGGGTCGGTACCTGCTCCCGGAGCCAAATATGGTAATCTGGTCCATAACTAAGAAAATGCCTGCTAGGTCGGCGTTGTTTTTGAAGTAAACAAAATCAGACTAAATGAGAGATCATTTAGTGGAGACAAACAAGTGACGACGGCAATAGTTCAACGGCAGAACACCATCGTTAAAAAGATGGAAACTAGGTTCAAATCCTAACTCGTCAACATCAATTGTACTGCTGATCACAGTGGGAAAATACTAGTTATCCCGAAGTCTCCACTAAATGATTTCAAAAGTTATATGGGTGTATTGGTGCTATGGCGTGTGCACCGGCGGACTGTAAATCCACTCCCTCGTTGGTAAACACTGTAAGTTCGACTCTTACTGCACCCACCAGTTTTGATTGAGCGACTTGCACGTTCGTCAAGCGTAAATAGGGGCGCCGATAAACCTTACCAATCAATCTTTTATACCTCATTCGTCTAATGGTCAGGACGCCAGGTTTTCAACCTGGCGATGTAGGGTTCAATTCCCACATGGGGTACCAGTTTCAAATGCGGCTTCTCAAGGGAGACTCCAGGCTCATAACCTGAGATGGGAGAGTGTTCGATTCATTCGGCCGCAACCAGTTTTAGGATAAGTACAGCAACCAAACTATAATTGAAAGTCAGTCGGCTGTCCTGGCATTAAACAAAGCGACCAAACTTATCCTGTATTACATTGTCTGAAGCCCTTCCAGCATCTCCGAAGAATTTGCGTAGGGCAACTCGCTGAAAGACAAAATTCCACGTTTGCGAGTATCGTGGACCAATAATGCTGCTGTAGCTGATG